ATGGAGGGAGGGGGTGTGTTTTTGAGACCCCCTCCCATGCCCCTTTAACGGGTTTTGCTCTCTACAGGGGTCCGATAGGCCTTTTTATAGATATTCAACACATCATTTTTGATGATTTCGTCGATCGCTCGCTCGTTTTCCTCTTCATTCTCTTCTTCAGAGAACTCTTCGGACGTGTGAGCGATCCTGGCCAAGTATCCACAAGAGTTGTAACCCTTATGAACGTCGAACAGGAACCATTTCGTGAACTGAGTGAACGGATCATAAGGATTATCGATGGTTGTGAGCATGCAATTCTTCATTTTCCGTTCACTCCTTTCCATTAACGTACTTATTGACGGTCGATGTGGACACGCCAAGAGCTTCCGCGATCTCAGAAGAAGAATATCCAGAGTTCTGCATCGCTCTGATCCTGGCCTGTTTGCCTGCCGAGAGCTGATTGTGAGACTTCGGAGTCGAGAAAGCGCGAACCTGATCCTTATCCGCGTAAAGAAGAATATCTTTGAGAGTATTCTCGCTGATCGCACCAGCCATGATCGCTTCCCAGTATCTTTGGGTGATCGGGATCTTGTGCCGATGCGCGCCAAACCGGACGCGAGCGCGGGCCAGAGCCTGCTGACTGAGCTTCTTTACATACTTCTTGTCTTTCGCCAGAGAAGGATCAGACCTCTTCATAGCCGCTACTTCACTATTAGCAGCGAGCTGAGCCTTGCGCTCACGGGGAGCGTTCAGCTTGGCGAGGCGAAGATGGTCGAGCAGCTCATGGACCTCAGTGGAATATGTTTCCCTTGCGGTTGGTTCATACTGGATGCGACCGGTATGGACCATCTCGAGCCTGGCCTGATTCGCGAGAGCCTTCAGAGCATTGGCATAGTTCGCATAGGTCTCCTCCTGCTTCGTTCCAGAAGAGAGAGTATGAGCATCCCTAGTCTCGGCCATCTTGGTGGACAATGTCGTCCTGACCTGTGTCTTGCCTGCCTTGTCTTTATAAGTCTCCGTGACGGACTTATATATCAATGCTCCTTCCGGCTGATTCGGATCGTAATAAGGCTTCCCTTTCTCGTTGATCTTCGGCTGACCCTGGCGCTTGAGCACACGATAGTCCGACTTCGCCTGGCTGATCAGGGTAGAAGCGCCGCCCTCATGCACGTTGCCGTCTTCGTCGATATGCGTCTGATACAGACGGCGAAGAGCAGCGATCCTGTTGTCGATCTCGCTCTGCTTGTAGTCGAGCTTGTGCTTCTCCGCGTCGATGACGACCATAGAATGACGAACAGCACGCGCGAGCTCTTCAGTGGACGCTCCTTTCAAGGTCATATCGGTAATCAGGTTGGAGATCTTTCCCATCTCACGCTGAGTGTTCACCTTGGTCATGACCTTAAATTCATGTCCATCGCGATAGTAGTGCTCATTCCCCTTCGCATCTCTCTCCACACGAGAATATCCATACTCCATCTTGGGATCAAAGTCTTTCAACCCTTCAAGCGGAGCTGTGGAATTGATCCGAACATTGGTTCTGGAACTGTTGCAGGGGATGACCATGACCGTGTCGCCATCAAAATCAGCACCCGACAGACGAGCAGCGACAGAAGCATTGATGCCGATGCCATCCTGCGCGTTGCCAAGAATGCGAACACCATCCTCCTGCTTGTTGTTCACCTTCAGGATAGGGATCTCGAAGGTGCCAGCATGAGGATATCTAATAAGAGCGACGGTCTCACCATCGTGATACTGAGGCGCGTAGACCTCATTATCCTTCATAGTGGCAATTGGCAATATCACTTGATACTGCTGCCTTGGAAGAGCCGCTGCTTTCAGGTGGACGCTGTCCGAGTCGCACTGGTTGGCGAACTCTTCCAGAAGCTGCTTCTTGACAGTCGGATTGGTCAAAGCGCAGATCTCCTCAAACTCCGCGCGCTTGTCAGCGAGGGAAAGGTTGATCTGTTTATCAATAAGATGCTGAGGCTGCTTGGACAGAAACTGGCTGGGAAGATCGTGAGACCATTCGCCCCAGTCTCCTTCTATCCTGGTCTTGTTGATCAGGCCAAGCTTTCGCTCGCCATTCTCATCAATATAATAGCTCTGACCGCCCTCCTCACGAAGAAGCGCGCCAAACGGATTGTTGGGATCCGACTTAATGGATTTCAAAGCCTGCTGGCCGGGCGTCTTGTTGGTGTTAAATATCACGTCTACGCCATCAGGCATGTCGTCGGAATAGAACGCCATCCCCTTGAGATACTTGTCGTTATCAACAAGGATGCGGACCTGAGCGTAAGAGCTGTTTCCGAGATCAAGATCGGCGACACCTCGACGGATCTCGATCGTTCCATCCTTTTCGACGCCAGTGTGGCCATCGGGAGCAATATCATCCCGATAGCGAATCATCAGTCTGCTGGAATCCATAGAGGCGGGATACTCGAATTTCTTCGTGAAGTATTCGTTTCCTTCCTCATCTTCCCGAACGGTGTAATCCTTAATGGAATGCACGTTCTCGAAATCGTAAATATCACGGTGTTCCGTACCGGGAGGGCAAAGAACCTTGATGTTGGTCTGCTTTCCCGGGTTCGTAGCCTGAGGCACTCCGCCTCCATACACCGGATAGCCTTCCTGCTCCAGAATATAAAGGGCCTGTTTCAGCTTTTCCTTGCTGATGCCGAGTTCCGTTTCCACGCCGGTACCGACATCGATCATGCCCTTCTCCTCGATTTGGGCTTTCAGGAAATCGGCCGTGGCGCGGGCCGCGTTGGAGCGCGCTTCCGAACGCTCATTCAGAAGGGAACGGAGAGAGGATTCGTTGATCCCCAATTCGCGAGCCACTTCCGCCTGGGACTTGCCGTCAGCCAGCATAGCGCGAGCAGAACGGACCTTATTGGCGCGTTCTTCATTGATCGCGGTGGAATATCTTGTTCGGAGTTCATTGGTGTTCCGGCAGCCCATCGCGGTAGCAATATCTTTCTCCGACATGCCCTGTTTCTTCAGTTCTCGATAACGACTGATAAAATCTCCACGATGCTGATTGGCGTCCTCGCCGCTTCCGAGAGGATATCTACCAGAACCGGGGCCGGGAGCTCCATCGAGCTTGGAACGGCCATAGTGAAGAATCGAAGGTCCTTTGGCTATGCCGAAGTAGGACAGAATATCCGTAACGACCCTGTTCATTGTGAACGACCTCTTTCGGAAAAATATCTAAGTCAAATGCTTCAGCCACGGTTAAACTTCTTTAGCTTATCAGCGGCTTTATTCGCCATATTCTAAGCATTACCAGTCCTGACTTCGGTGGCAGCTACACGATATCCGGCTCTTGTTGCAGAGTTATTGACCGAACTTGCAACACCGAGAGCTCCGGACATAATCCTTCCGTGTCCCATCGCTCGACTCTGCTGATATCCGCGAGCACCAAATGGTCCAAATACCAGATTCTGAAGCGCGGCTTTTCCGTAAGAGGTCTTTTGTGCGTAATCCAAGTAGGATTTATCCATAATCCTGCTTGTCTCAAGTCTTTCCGCCTTTTTCTTGAGTTTCTTTTCAACTTTCGTCGTGTCTTTGCCTTGGGCTTTCATCTTGGAAGTTTTCTTTTCAAGCTTAGCAACTCTCTTTTCAAGGCGTTTTGTGCCATGGCTCTTATACATATCTCCGCTGTTATATCTCTCGCGTCCTTCTGGAGTAAGAGAACCATCGGGATTCTGGTATTTGCGAAGGCCCCATTTCATTCCAATAACGCCATAATGCTTAAGAGAGCTATGCTCAACTTCTTCTTCCTCATCTTCCTCATCTTCTTCATCATCATCAGAATCATCAATGGCTTGCTCAACAAGCATAGCCATACACCACTTTTGCTTTTCGTCCATACTGTTGATGACATCGCGAATAGTCTCGTTGGAATCCGATTCATCCGAATGCTGAATAGCATCATCAAGAATCGCCATAGCCGCAAGTTTCTGCTTATCAGTCATGGAGTCCCAAATATCTTGCATGGTTTCTGTGGACATGGATTACACCTCCATACTTTATAGATTGTCAATTCTCATTACGCGAATGTCATTCACATTATGAATATTATAAAGCCATTGTTGCCCATATTCTGATGGACTCCCGTCTCCATACACCACATTTCCGTTTTCGATCTTGTATTCGATATCTGCAAACTCAGCTGGATGGTCTTTAGAACCCCCGAGTGTAGTAGTAAGGCCGAACACTACAATTCCTCGATTATCGGAATTCTTAGTATCATGTCCAAGTTTAGTTTTTATGTAGTTATCTACCTGTTTCAGTGCTTCTGTTCTTTTTTCCAACCATTCTCTTTCAATTTTTTCAAGTCTAGACGGATTGTTTCGACTGAGATCAAGGATTTGCATTGATGAAACGGAAGGGGGCATCAGCCTATTATCGATAGGTACTTTCTTAAACTTCCCTCCGGGATATTGTTGTTCAAGAGACTCGCAATACCTGTTTATTTTTTCATTCAGATCTTTGGCATTTGTTTTAAGGCTCGTATATCTTTCCCTTCCTTCAGGTGTCAGCGTCCCATCCGGATTCTGAAAGCGGCGTACTCCCCATTTCATGCCTTGTATGCCGTAATGCTTAAGGAAATTCTGATACTCATTTCCCATCATTCATCCATCTCTTTCTTTCAGCTTCCCGAGCACTTTGTCGAAAGCTATGATCTTGTCGATAATTGGTTCGATCTCGTCAGCCTGTGGCTTGTGATACAGGATCTCATCGTTCTGATAGATTCGAAGCTCAATATCCATAGTATTCGGCTTTACCCGGTACTCGAGGCTGAACAGCGCGGCATAGATCATCAACTGCTCAATATGTGCAGGAACAGAACCGGTCTTCAGATCGTGAATGCGAAGAAGTCCATTCCGAAAGCTGATGGAATCCGCAGTGCCGAAACAGTTGTCCGAGTAATATAACAGGACTTCCGGATCCATCTTGTACCCGATGGCATCGTTCACATACATGTTCAGGGTCTTGTTGGATCTCGCCAGCTTCTGCCCGAGCTTGATGCACTGTGCGGCGAAGGCATGCAGTTCGGTCCCTCTCTGAGCGGCCATGAAACTGTTGTAGCTGTCGGCGAGTTTGTCCTGATCGTAATTGAGCCAGTAATATTTACTCGCGCTCAGAAAGGCGTGGCTACCTTCCAGGGCGGAGTGCTTGTTCCAGTTCATCCAGGACCTCCTTCTTGTTTTCTGGAAATATAAAGCGCGAAAAGGACATCTTGTTCATCTTGTCCACATAATGATCCTGGTTCGGCTGATGATGCGCTCTTCGACTACGCTTGCATTCGAGCGTTGCCCAGCGATCTTTGTACAATATCAATACATCGGGAAGGCCTTGCTTAGCGTCTAGCTTAGTCACGATGCTTCCCTCGTATTTCTTCTTCAGCTCTTTGATGAGCGCTGCCTGGAACCGGCTCTCCAAAGCCGTCTTTTTCACGTCGGTTCCTCCTTTCAGGCAAAAGAAAAAGAGAAGGTGATTTTTTATCTTCCTTCTCATAAAAGGGCATGTTTTTTACGCGGAAAAAGAAAAAGCCCATGCAAATACTGCACAGGCTTTTCGAAGACGGATGTCAATCCAACATCGGGTCGTCCGGGTCGATCTTAAAGAGCTCGCAATGCTTCTTGCAGAACGGGTAATTCTCATTGCACTCGAAGAGGCATTCGGGACCTGGCGGGCCGGCCATGATGTACTGGAAATATCTGTCCCTGTCCATCTCCTTTTTACAGGATGGGCAATACCACAGACGCTTCTTTGGAGACCATCGCATTTCTGTTCCACAGGAATCGCACGTAACCGAGTTTCCAAATTCGTCGTACGCGCTGTTTGCCCAGTCGTCATACGCGTCGATCTTGTAAATCCGACCATACTCATCCTTCCGGCTCATCAGAACACCTCCTCGACAAATATCCATCTACACTCATTATACACCAGAAAGAGTCTTTGTGTAAATGGACAGGAGGAGGCCTCGGATAGGTCACGTCAAAAGCACTATTCGGCACCTCTTTTCGACTTGTGGCCAAAAACCCACTTTTTCTTCTTATTCTCTATATATAATTAATTTTCTTTTCGCGTATAATAGCAAAAAAAAGTGGGCAAAGTGGGCAGAGGCCCAAAAAACGTTGAATTTGCTGGATTCTTGTGGCCAAGTTTGGGGTTTCAAAAGTGGGCGTATGCCCACTTTTTTTGGGCTTTTTTCACTTTTTTCAAGACCACGGCATCCAAGTTTTCAAACAAAAGTGGGCAGAGCACAAAAAAGTGGGCAGAAAATGTCCGCTTATTCCCTGTTCACAGACCGCTCGTAATCGAACCCATCCGGGTATCTTTTCTGCAGTTTTTCGATGTTCATCTGCAGGATTTCCTCAAGAGAATATCCAAGAGCGTCCGCCGTCACTGCCAGATACCACGCCACATCTCCTAGCTCCTCAGCAAGATGATCCTTGTCCAATTCATGACCCTGGAACAAATGCTTCTTGAGGATATCAATGGCCTCGCCAGCCTCACCATTGAGACCCATCAAGCCATTAATAAGGCGGTTCATCTTGACCTCGGTTTCAATTGCGTTTTGCAGCATCGATGTCTTACCAGAGCCTCGAGCGAGCATAATATAATTGGTTCCGTTATGAACGGTGCTTGTCGGCTGCTCTGTTCTCAGCGCTTCCTTCTGGTACTCATTCGGCGTCATACAACACTACCTCACCCTTCTCAAGACTCTTTTTCGAATCGATGATCCGCTGATTGGACGTAGTCACCCAAGGCAACCTGGAGTCGTCCTGCTTATCCTCCTGATAGTCACCATCAATGAGGACGTCAATCTTCTCAAGAATGCCCTTGCGTGAATCCTCCCACTCCAGCGCTTCCTCAAAAGAATATCCAGTATAGAGCACAGTCTTTAACGACCGTACCCGGGCGTATCCGAGTATCGCCAGGACCGCAGTCGGCTGGACAAAAGGCTCTCCCCCATCAAATATAATGCCATACGCGGCCCTGCCCGAGCCCTCCATATCCTTCAGCCTGTCAAGGATCTCTGTAACATAGTGCTTCTCTCCTCCGCAAATGGGCCAACCTGCGGGATTCCAGCACCCCTTACAATGCTTCAGGCACCCTTGCATCCGGATCACCAAATATCTCTTACCATCCCTCATGATCTCAGTAATGGGCTCGAGAAGACTTTCCTCGTCCCCACGATTCATCAGGCGAATTGGGATAATATCATCCCACTCCATTTGTCTCCTTGCCATCGATCCTCAAAGCCTCCTGAACGTATTTGCGTAATCAACAGCGTTTTTTGCTGTGAGTACCAGCCAATAGACGACGATCATCTTCCACGCGGAAACCTGCATGGCTACCATGACAGCTACCATAGCCGCAATCAAACAGAGACAGAGAACGAGAAACGCTGAAGTCCATTCAAGGCTCGTCTTCATACCTCATGCTTCACCCGGTCCTTTTCCTCCGCTCGTTTGGCATTGTTCCACTTGTCCAGAGTCCCAACCAAATATCCAGTAATGCGCCTGACCCTCTCAAAGGGTTCGCCCTCGACATGATATTGGATCTCGGCCGTTTCCTTATCCAGGATCTTAATATCCATCCCTACAAGCTTATCACCGTATTTCTCGTACCCGCGCTGCTGGTAGGCGTTGATTTCCTTGTCACTGATCGGGTATCCGTCAACATTGATCTGCATGAAATATCCTCCTTGTTACGTTATGGTTGACATACTGTTTACGTCCGTGCTAGAATCGCACCAGAAGGGGTGATGATTTATGAAGAAAGCATGGCGAGCCGATATACTCGGAAAAGCCAGCATACAAAAAGTCGAAGAAGATTCGACAATACAGACGCTCGGACGAATCGCCGAAGATCCCAACAATCCGAACTCTAAATCAGCTACCGATGTGTTGACTAACCATTTGAACCAAAAAGATCAAAATCATAAGTCTTGGATTAAGTTTTTCCAGCATACACTTGGTAGCGCTGGTTTATTGGGATTTACTGGTTTTGTCGCTGATCAAATCGCCAATGGAGGGCAGGCTACAAAGAGACTGATAAAAGGAGCGAGTAGCATTATTAAACGCCTTCCCCCGCCCAAAATCTAAAGGGCCACCTCCACAAGGAAGCAGCCCTTATCGCCTTATTCCTCTTCCGGTTCGGCCTCAATATAATGATGCACTTCACTGCGGTTCGGGATTGCCCTGCCCTCGCTGGTGATCATGATGGCTGCATGAGACGGCAGATGGCTCAGGTACGCAGAGGAAAGCACCGCATGATACTTAGACTCTGCCTCGTCCCTATTATCGTAAGAGCTCACAAGAGTGCCGACAGTGCCGTCAGCATTCGTCTGAATTTCGATCACAAGATACTTCATAGAATATCCCTCCTTAAAAAATGAAGAGAAGGAGTAATTTACTCCTTCTCATAAAAGGGTGTGTATTCCGCGCGAAAACCAATCAGATTTCTCTTTTCACTTTCTCCGTCTCCGTCCAGGTATGCCGTCTTCCACACTTCGGGCAAATATCTTTGATGATGCCATTGTAGCCGCACACAGGATCACGGTCTACAGGGTGATTAATGCTGCCGTAACCAATACCGGACTCCTTCATGCAGCGTATTACCTTCTCAAACGCGCTCAGATTGGCTGTAACGTCCCCATCCATCTCCACATAGGAAATATGTCCAGCATTCGTAAGCGCGTGATACGGGGCTTCCAGAGCGATTTTACGGAATGCGGAAATATCATAGTAAACAGGGATGTGGAAGGAGTTTGTGTAATAATCACGGTCTGTCACGCCCTCGATGATACCGTACTTCTCCTTATCAATCTTTACAAAGCGTCCGGACAAGGCCTCAGCGGGCGTAGCCAGGCAGGTGACATTCAGACTCAACTGTGTGGACATACGGTCACAGAACCCACGAATGTACCCGACAATATCCAGCCCCAGTTTCTGAGCCTCATCGCTTTCTCCGTGATGCTTGCCAATAAGCGCCTTAAGGGTTTCCGCCAGGCCGATGAAGCCGATTGAGAGGGTTCCATGCTTGAGCACATTGCCAACCTCGTCATCCGGGCCCAGCTTCTCTGAATCCATCCAAACACCCTCACCCATGAGGAATGGGAAGTTGCGGACTTTGCGCTTTTTCTGCACCTCAAAGCGATCCAAGAGCTGCTTCATGGTGTGCTCCAGAATATCATCAAGCATAGCATAGAACACGTCGACATTACCTCTGGATTCGATCGCCAGGCGCGGAAGATTTATGCTGGTGAAGCTCAGGTTACCCCTTCGAGGAGCCACTTCAGGACCGTTCACATTACCCATGACCCGTGTACGGCAGCCCATATAGCCAACTTCCGTTTCAGGATGTCCGGGCTTGTAGTATTGCAGGTTGAAAGGTGCGTCCAGGAAGGAGAAATTCGGGAAAAGGCGCTTGGCCGAGACCCTTATTGCGAGTTGGAACAGATCGTAGTTCGGATCTTCAGGATTGTAGTTCACGCCCTCCTTCACACGGAATATCTGGATCGGGAAGATTGGTGTTTCTCCATTGCCAAGACCCGCTTCCGTAGCTAGAAGAAGCTGCTCGACTGCCAACCGTCCCGCCCAGGAAGTATCCATGCCATAATTGATCGAGCTGAACGGGACCTGAGCTCCGGCACGAGAATGCATGGTGTTCAGATTATGGATCAGACCCTCCATGGCTTGGTAAGTGTCGCGTTCGGTCTTTTCCTGAGCATAGGTGTTTGCAAATTGCTCAGCATACGCGGCTATACAATGACCGTTCGTGGCCTTGAAGTATAATTCCTTACCCTCTTTCAAGTATTTCTCGTAGGTCATTCGCACACCGTCGCCCATGGCATAATCGAAGTCTACGATACTCTGTCCGCCGTGCTGATCGTTCTGGTTTGACTGGATAGCAATCGCCGCCAGAGCTGCGTAAGAGCCAATGGACTTCGGTGCCCGCAAATGTCCGTGACCAGTATTGAAGCCATCCTTGAACAGAGACCGCAGCTCGATCTGTGTGCAGGTAGTCGTCCAGCCATAAAAATCCAGGTCATGAATGTGAATGTCACCATTACGATGCAGCTTGGCAATATAAGGATCAACCATTGTCTCAAGATAGTATTCCTTCGCTGCGTTCGCCCCATACTGGAGCATCGACCCCATTGCCGTATCGCCATTAATGTTGGCGTTATCCCGCTTCAGATCACTCTCCTTCGCCGAGGATACCGTAACATCGTCAAATATCTTTCGGACTTTCCGTCCAAACTCTTCGTCGTTCATGTGCATTGTCCCTCTTTGCTTTGTAATTCTTTATTGGTCGTCTCCAAATATCTTTTGATGCCTTCGCATGTATTTCGGTGGCTGCAACGAATCAGGGTGTCAGTTCCGGCATACAAATGATCCCATCCCCATTTCGTCTCACGTTTAATCTCAGGATCAAAGTGCTCACAGTCAGAACAGTATCCCTGAATATCAAGTTTGATCATCTTCGATCCTCTTCTCTTTCACCCACAAGCAATAGATAAGCGAGATTCCTGTTCCGGCTGTTGGGTCGGTTACATATACATAGTTATCACAATACTGCGGACCCAGACCCTTAATATAAGTTGGAGTCATTTGCCATTCTCTCCTTCATTATGCGTTCATGATGCAGACCAACCCGATTGTCAAATTCACTTCTAGTCAACTCAGTCCACTTACCATTGACCTCTCCAAAATACCGGTTTACATCGCATACTTTGCCATCCGGAGCTGTGATTTGAATGTAGGCTTTTGTGTCGAAATCCCCATTGGTGCGATCAGTCAGAAATTCCAGAGTTGTGATTTTGTATTTTCCACTCGGTGGATTATAGGGCATCGTTATTGGGAAATACTCTTCCAAAATATCAGATGCTCCACCGCCAGTATACGCAATCTTTTCACCAGCGTTCAAACAGTAATATCTTTCACAGTCATGGAAACTGACTTTTCCATCCGGATCGACATACTTGAACAGGCTGCTCATTCTGCTACACTGATACTCCTTAGTACCATTTGTATCCTCATGAATCAGATTCCAAACTTCTGGAATATCTTCAATCGGGGTAAGAGGTTTGCCCTCCATCAGACGGTTCAGGATCTGTCGTGTGAGGCTAAATGAGAATCCGCTATGCCCATCTTCCACCAAAGATTGATAGGCTTTTAATGCAGATTCATAGCAGGCACAGCCGTAATCCCATTCGTCATCTTTCCGATCTGGAGCTTCCCTTTTACAGGCAATTTCGACCTCTCGTTTTGCCCAGTCTAACATACTCATTCTTCATTCTCTCCTTCATTATGCGTAAACCCATTATCCAGTAAATAACCGGCAATATGACTGAATATTTCTCCGCAATCTTTCATCTTGTCGCACGTGATTACCTTATCGCCATTGACCAGCTCCAGCACTTTTGCATCTATGCATGGGCATGACTGGCACATATCCGGGAGTGTAAAAACTCTCATTCACTCTTCACCTTCACGGTTGTCAGCAGCTTGAAAATATCTTCCGCTGCTTTTCCCTCAAATGCGTTCACAATAGTAACCGCCCCCGCATCGCCTTCCTTTTTTCCGACGATGCAGAGACGGTTATCAGGGCCATGCGTCAGATCAAACGAGACCAACAGCACCTCATTCGGAGCTACGGGCACTTGCCGCATCCTTCTGTCCCTCCTTCCATCTCGGATATGCTTTACATCGAAGTTCTTCTTCCTGGGTGGGCCTTACAAACGGGCAAGAGTCTCCCCAGAATATCATCTTGTATTCGGATTCATAGACCTTGCGATGGTGACAGTTCTCACAAGGACACTTCATCAAATATCAACCTTTCGTATACGTCGTATTGTGAGCAACAAACCCAGCCAGGATCAGGCAGATTCCGAAGAAGGAAGCTTCGTTACTGACCTGCAATTGGAGTGAGGCGTACGTAAGCACCAGCATGGCCACTACAGCTTTGATCAGCCCCATAAAATATCACCCTACCTTCAGCGTAACGTCCTTACCAGACCTCTCCGCCATGGAAGAGGCGATAGACTGATAGATCTTGCCGACGTTGTCCAGATTCCTCTGGTAATCGCTCATGAGCCCATCCAGCTTACCGTCAAATCGCTCAAGAAGGATCTCCTTGGCTTTCTCGGTAGCTTCCTCCATGATCTGGCTCTGATCAATCTTGGAAGCTTCTTTGGCAATGGCGTCCGAAACGACCTTACGAAGCTGGTTGTAGCTGGTCTTCACGGCCTCGCTGACCTTCTTCTGCGTTTCGTTCTTAAGATCATAGCTCATATTCTGAACTGTCCGAGATACGACCCTTCCGACTTCCCTATTGGCGGCATTCGTGATGGCATGGTCAATAATCCCCTGCTGTACGTCCACCACGGCAATATCTGAGACGTTCTTCACCGCGTCGTTCATCATTCTCGTGCACTTCTTCAGTTCGCGATGACAATACACAGCGGCTACCACAGAGACTATCGAGCCAACGATGATACCAGCCCCGATAAGAGTGTTCTTGAGTTCCTCCATGAATTCCTTGCGAGTCTTCCGATTCTCCATTTTCATTTCCCTCCTAAAAATATAAAAAGGAAGAGCCCTTGTTAGGACTCTTCGTCTTCGAATTCTTCGAGTTCTTCCTCATCAAACTCATAGAAAACAGGTTCTTGCATTACTTCAGATTCACAAATAGTCAAGTACGCAATATCCGAAAGATATCGGTAACGTTCCGTAATCAGAGAAACATCAACTACTCCACGATCCGTAAATATATACTTCTTAGCATCATTAATGAGTTGTTCCTTATCCCAATCTTCGATACATAGCTTTCGACATTGTTTTTGGATCCAATTCAAAGCTGCTTCAATTGCTAACTCTTTAGTTGCGTAGAATTTAGTCTTTTCATCTTCAATCGGTTCATACATATCGCTATCCGTCAGAAATAGTGTAAGTGCGTAAATCTTCTGTGTCATGTTAGACACCTCCTTCATAATCGGAGATGTATTTTTCGCGTTCGTAAGCGGCTTTTTCTCTCCTAAAAAATATAAAAAGGAAGAGTCCTTGTTAGGACTCTTTAAGGCTATTTATCCCGGTCCTTATTCCAAGGCGGATCATCCTCGTCAGGGTTCCCCCACCAAGGCTCTTCCTCTTTTTCATTGAAAATAGGTTCTTGCATGAATTCCTTCTCGCGAATATACAGATACCCATAATGATAACTCCCTAACAGGCCTGAACCGAGTGAATAGCATTGAACAATTGACGATACATCCACGCCTAGACGTGTAAGTATAGTTTTCTTGGCTCTGCTAATGAGTTGTTCCACAAACAGATCATATAATTTTAGATTCTGACCTTGTTTTCGGATCCAACCCAAAGCTGCTTCGATCGCTAGATCTTTGGTTGCGTAGATTGTAGTCGTTTCATTGCTACATTCCTCATACTTTGACCCATCTGTCAAATATAGGGTAAGTGTATAAACCTTCTGTGCCATGTCAGACACCTCCTTTATAATCGGAGGTGTATTTTTCGCGTTCGTAAGCGGCTTTTTCTCTCCTCTTTGCAAGCCGCCGATTCATCTTCTTCATCTTTCGCCATCCATTGTGGTTGGTAGCCCAGCATGCCCATCTGTGATCGAACTCAGACTGCCAGGGGAAGAGCTTCTGATAGTTGATCCGCATTCTGTCCACCTCACCACTTCACAAACCGGTTCTCATTAAACGTCTTCTTGTCTCTCAGGGCCCGTCCGATGGCAATATCAATGCTGCTGCGGCTCTTGAGGTGGTAGTAATAGAGGTCATGGAACGGGGTGTTCAGCCTGTCGATCCGGCCGCTTGCCTGCACCATGACCTTATAGGAATAGTTCTGGGAGAAGAATATCATCGTATCCGTCTCCGTGCAGTTCCATCCTTCCGCTCCGGCCGCGTATTGGACGAGGTAGACCCATCTGTCCGTATCCGGGATAGGCTCATGTTTATGCCCATTCCATTCAGCTACTGCTGTCCCCTCTGTCCACTTCATCGATTTCAGGATCTCCAGCTCGTAGTCGAAGGAGTAGAATATAATGCACTTCGGATGTTCTTCTGTCAGCCGCAATACCGCCAACTGTCGGCTTGGATCCGAGTTCACTACCTTCCTCAGGCAGTAACACAGGGCCGCCGCGTTCTCGATCGGCTCCTGTTTCCAAATATCCCACCGACTGCGGATCAGGTATTTGTAGGTGAAGGTGTCGAAGTCCGCAAATATCTCCTCGTGATGAGACTCGGTTAGCCTCTTGAAGTCCATATCGATGAGAATGGAATTGCGGAGCTTCTGCAGATGACCCTCCTGCAAATATCTTTCGATCTTCGGAAACTTGGTGAATGAGGAGTAGACGATGTGCTCTCTGCTGAACTGGGTACGGTTCTTATAGAACCCATTCGCGATGAACAGCGGAATATAATCGCTCCAGGTGTCACCGGGAGTCGCGGAAAGCAGGATCCATTGATTGCTTTTCGTGATCTTGAGGAAGCTCTTTACCCAAACGCCGCTGCCGACAACCCGCTGCTCGTCAAATATAAAGAATGCGTCTTTGACATCCATATACTTGGCGATGTTGTTCCAGCTGTCGACAACGACCTTATTGCCATAATAATTCACTTCTTCCGAGGTAGAAAGCAGGAATGGCACCAACTCTCTGTTCCACTCGTGCGTATCCCGTTTCCGGGCCGTCGTGATGATGTACAGATCCATCGGCTTGTTCGGCAAATATCTGTATTCACCGCCTGTCAGGCTCTCCATCGATCCACCGTTCACGAGGTAGTAGTAGCTGATCGCAGTCAAGCTTTTACCACTGCCCACGCCGCCGCATACAACGCAGCCGTTCTTGATCCGCTTCACGGCGTCCAATTGATGAGAATATAAGTTGATTCCAGACAAATCCATCCCTGCTTTCTGCTTCAGAAAAAGAGAAGAGGCCGTGTGTCAGCCTCTATCCTCTCCAAAGAAGTGTTCCCACTCTTTTTGGAAGTCTTCAGTTCGTTCCATGTGTTCTTCTGTGATCTGCTGTACATGATCCAACGCCTCATTTACAACGGTCATTTGCTCATTCATATTTAATGTACAAGCCGTTATAAAGAGTATAACCATGATCGTAAGCAGTACCAACAGTCTTCTGTCATTCTCATTCATAACCGATTCCTCCTTCAATTTATGGGTTTCTCCATAACGGGAGGTGTAAATAACGCGGGCTGTATCCTTTTGTCTTGTATTTTGATTTCACCACATAATGGTTTATTCTCTCCATCTAGGCTTCACCGGATCGACCCATTTTCCATCAACGTATTCTTTCCCTTCAAAGTATTCGTAAGCTTCGTCAAACTTAGCAAGATAATCGTCCACCAGCTTCCTTGTTTCAGGTGTATCAACAATTTTCAGATCTTTTAATGTAGCTTTTATATACGGAATTTTGTATTTGTCCCATAGCTTTTTTTCCGCAATAGAAGGCTCGTTTGTATTAAACTTCCCTTGACGGATTGAGTCATTCCATTCTTCCTCATATTGTTTTTGTACGGCTTGTCTGTTGGCATATCTTTTATCTCCTGGTTTGCGTGGATTAAGATAACTTCCCCCAGACTTATAGATAGCTTTGCCATATCTTTCTCTTCCCTCAGGTGTTAGCGTTCCATCAGGATTCTGAAAGCGGCGTACTCCCCATTTCATGCCTTGTATGCCGTAATGCATAAGGGAATTCTGATACTCATTTCCCATAATCTAACCCTCCCCTAATAGGTCTTTTGTTGACAAACCCTCAAGCCCTACCCCCTCTTGAGGCTGCGATGGCCAGTCGCTCCATCATCTACCGTGTCACGTCCCTTTCTGCCGCAATATCTATACATGATACCGTGGTTACGTACCAGGACGCCGTAATACGCACTACTCATGGCCGGAATATCACTTAGAAGGGCTTCTCTTCCGTCCTGCGATAGCGGGCAGCATACGGATCGTCATCAAGATCCTGTTCGACATACATAGTGCGGACGTACAGATTCATGGCATGATTCACAGGGTCATACTCGTACTGATTGAGGATGATGTTCACGTTCTTCACTCGAATCTGATCGATCATACCTACGCTGTCCTCATCCAGAAGAACCGGCTCATTGTTGCCGACGACCAGATACACCTTGGGCGGATACTTCACAGGCTCACCAAGCTTGTTGCGATACTTACAGAAAACCGGGATGAAGTATTCGGGCTGGAAGGTATCGGGATCATCGTCCGGGCGCGGCTTAGTCTCGCGGACCTTATAGCCTGCGATCATCAGATCCTTCGCCTGCTGCGGGTCAGGAATGATCAGGTTCGCCTTACGACGGGCGTCACCAAAGCGCTCACGGGACGGGTCGCCAGAGAAGTTGGTCTGGAAGATGAAATGGGTGTTTTCGATCGCAATAGTGTTCTTAGACATGATTTGAAATCTCCTTTATTCTTGTAAAATATAAGTCCCAGGTTAACCAAATAAGACCTCCCAAATGGGAGGCCAAACTACTCAGGAGGCGCAGAATACTTATAAGTCATATCCCGTACAGCCAAATATCCATCACCTCCTACACACCGTCGTGCGCATCCCCTTCGGGAGGCACATCATAAATATCTTCACTCTGGAACCACTCAAAGTCTCCATACTTCGAGATGGAATCCACAGCGTCATCCACCAATCGATCGTAATATCCACGGTCGATATCGTTCTGTTTGTTCAGTTCCTTCACCATTTCCGATTCCAGCCAACGGTAACCTTTCGAGCCGGTAGCAGCAGAATATCTTCCTTCTCCGGCATCCCGAAGCAATACGCCGCCTCCACAACCGGGTTTGATCGGGCAGAATTGTCCTACCCGTCCGATGAAGTGGTAATCGTGGCCTTTAGCGATCTCTTTCTTCAGATCTTCGTCTGTCAGAGACTCAAGTGCCCCATTCAATCGCTTCGGTTTCTCTGGATGCGCGAGGTTGTACGCCCGGTTCTTGAGCTCATCCTCCAGCAGCATTACATCGGGCATCTTTTCGTTCATGTCCAAATATAATGCGGTGGATACGGACATCGTCTCGCACAAGTCATTGAACTCGATCGGTTCTTTGCTAAACAGAGTTTTGAACACGTAAGGGACCTGGAACTGAGCGCCTGTGGCCGTCCACTCCCCATCATGTTTTCCACCTTTGTATCTGGCAATATAAACGGCATCGTTCACAAGGCACATCTTGTCGTACGTAGCCTCATGCTCAAAGGAATATCCGTACTTCTTGCCAAAGTCCATGACGAATTGGATGATCTCCGGAGTGGCATCCGGAATCTTGATGGAATCGGTCTTGATGTGAGCAACCGTGAATCCGCGAGCCTGTACCTCATGCTTTAGGTCGATCATGAACAGAGCTCCGCGTTTGGCAACAATATTGTCGAAGTTCCTAGCATCCTTAAAGGGATTGGTAAATGCCGCCGATGTAAGGCCGTACACTGAGTTGATAACGGTCTTCAACGCGTCTGCCAACTGTTTACTGGTCAGTTCGCCATTGACAATCTTATCCACATAGGGTGCCAACTTCCCATCCAACATTGTTCTGACTGTGTCCCAGTCCTCATGTTTGATGTGCACTCGGGCGTCGACAAGATCTTTGAATCGCTTGGTGTACTCCGGACCGAATAGACATTCTGCGATAAGACTGTGCGGATGCATACTCGCAATATCCAACAAAGCGACATTCCCATACATACCCGGCTCTGCATAGACGTATCCACCCTCACCGACTTCTTCTCCACGATAGGTAGAGACACCCATCTCGTACTTATAGCCAGCAAAATATGGGAGAATACTGCCTTTGCCGTTGTTGCCCGCCATCATCTCAGGAGCCGCTTTCTTCAGGAATTCCTCGACATCTTCATCCAGCTCGAAGACAGGATCAGAGAGTTTGCGATACTGGAACGCCGTCTGCGGCTTTTTCTCCGTGCCAAATATCAGTTTGGTCGTGAGGCTATTCGTCGTATCATTGACAGTCATTCCCGTCAGGTCAGCCAGAATCTTTCGTGCCGTCCAATCTGCAGCAAGATAGTTGAATACTGCTTCTGTTGCGATAACATCGTTATCACAGTATTTAGCTACTTTTGACCACAGCTCTTCCGGCACGGGCTCATCCCAAGGAAGACCTAGCTCCTGATGATGGATTCCCAGTTCGATCTCAAACTTCTTAAGGCTCTTCTTATTGCCTGCCGAAGCAAAGTCGTATACATCCGTATAACTAAGGTTAAAGGCTTCTCCAAAGAACGCATCCCTGTTCTCACCTTTTCCGCCTGATATAATCTTCTTGCTGAGATCGTACAGCTGCTCATTCGTATACCCGATCAGCCGCCCGTAGAGCATGTGGTTGTCATACCGCCTGCAGTTGAACCCCACAAGACGATACTGCAGCAATTGCTCGATATCTGCCGGTGTTGGATTGACCATCCTTATGACCGTTTTGCCTTTCCCTGCTGGCTTCCAGTTGATCAGGAAGAGATTGGGAAAGACTTCCACGTCGAAAAATATCAATTCACTATCCGGGCTTTGTGGGGTTCCGGTGATATGTTCGTGATCTTTCGACTTGAATTGCATCTTGCTGACGAGCTTCAGGCAATAGTCCGCCTGATGGGTTGACTGAGCAGCGAAGCCGATCACAGCGTTGCGCATGTCGGTAACGTCGTAGCTGAGGTCACTGTTATAGGCATCATCCAATATCTTGTAGATGAAGTCGATACTGGGCTTGGTACCGGGATGGATCTCCTTTCCGAGATTCCTCTTGATCAGGTCCCTCAGGCTTTTCTCACTTTGCACTTGCGAAATATCAATCGTTTTTCTCGCCTCTTTCATCGGCAGTCCAGAGCTGATCTTTGCGATTGGTACGTCGTTACAAAGTGACACTTTCCTGCGAAGACTGCTCTTTCCATTAAACACTTTTACTTCGATGTGGTCCGCGTAGACTCGGGACAGCTTCTCGGGGTCTCCATCGTAAATATAATACAGATGGATCGCCTTCCCACTCTTGCTTACCTCCGCATACGTAGCCGGCCATTTACTGGCCTCCTCAAGATTCCGACCGAAGTCTTTTTCGCCATTCTCATCCGGAATATCAAAGTCGATGCAGATAAGCTCGATCGGAGTCTTCACGTAATGCGGTTTGCTGGTGTCAATGTCCCGGAGTCTGGTCGTTACGTTCTCCCACTTTCGGGATGGAGTCCCGGCTTCGTTCGCATACTGGGCAGGGCAATCAGCGAACTGCGTATCGAACAGGCTCGGCTGCTCCTTCAAGACCAGGAGTTTCGGAGTTGCAGATACTTCGTCAGGCTTCTTCTCCTCGAATTTCTCTGTTCGGAATCCCTTATAGTAACTGCGGATCCGGTTTCCGTCATCCATCTGTTCCCGGTCCTTGTACTCCCGGAAGTAGTTCTTCAACTCTTCCTTAAAGGCTCTTTGGGAATATGGATAGTTGACTTTTGCCTCCTCACAGTACGTCTTGTACATCGCCCAGGCAGCCTTGAGAGTCGTCTCATCATCCTTGCGAAATATCGGCCAGCTGTCCAGCACGAAGTTATAGAAGTCATTACTGGCCCCGAGCATTGCCAAGGGAATATAATCGTCGTACTCATTCGGATGGTCCAGATACTCCTTACGACAATGCCAGGCGATCGCTCCGAGCTCGAATGAGATCTGCTTCACCAACTGACGATACTCTCCAAGCTTGATCTTGTCTCCGGTTGGAGAAACGTCGATCAGCCTTCGAAGCAGACCGCTCTTCGCATCCGTGATCTTGACCGGACGATTAGTACCCATGAACAGGAAACACTTGAAGCTGTTTTCGTACATCTTGGCAAACTTCTCATTCACCGACATACGTTCATGAGAGACCAGGCTGTTGAGCCTCGTGTTGTCTTCAATTCGGCTCAGGTCACCATCATGCTCGATCGCAACAAGAGGGTTCTTCTTGAACGGCTCGAGGGCGAACGAATTGCTGGACTGACCAAGAGCCTTGGAGTCGAAAGTCGCCGTATAGCCTTCAAACAGCTTCTCGATAATGCTGATGATCGTGGATTTGCCTGTTCCCGCAGCGCCATAGAACACCATGAACTTCTGAAGCTTCACACTGTCACCGGACACGATAGACCCGATAGCCCATTCGATCTTCCGCCGCTCTTCAGGAGAATATAATACGGAGACGAGCTTGTCCCACGCGCTGATGTCCCCTTCCTCCAGAGGATATGGCAGCCGCTTCGAAGCATAGTCCGTACGGGAGGTCGGCGTATTGGAGAATATCAGTTTCTCATCAAGCATGTGATAGCTGTCACGCATCTGGCGTTGGCAATACTTGTGCCAGGCGTCCGCCATTCCGCTCTCAGCATCCCACATGTGAAGAACACGGCAGCCACCATCAAAGCGTTTCTCATTCTCCTTGGCGTACGCATCCAGGGCATTATCGATAATGTCGATCGCGTCCTGTTCGCTTGTGGACCACAGCCCCTTCTCTTCAACCCAGACCGCGTAGAAGTCCCCTCCACGGATCATCAGGTATTTGCTCGGGCTGCGGATGATGAATTTGGGATAGATCTCCGTGATCCCGCGCTTGTTGGTACGGGTTGCGATCATAAAGAAATCAATCATGGCTTATTCGCTGCTTTCTTCCTCGTTTTTCTCGACAACTACAGAAAATAACGTAACACCAAGAATGGCCAGACCGACACCGAAGAAGCAAACCATCGCTTCAAGTCCGTTTGTTCGCTTTTCTAGTCTTCGAATTGTTGATTCGTATTTGTCGAGGGACATGAAAATATAAACGGGATCACGCATTCGTCATCCTCCTTTCTGACTTTATGCGACCGTGTTGAGATACCACATGAGCTGATACCAAATCTCCATGTTTCTCATATCCTTTGGGCAATCAGGAACTCTGAAGAGACCGCCAGTGCCGTCCGGAGAATATGATCTGGACAAGAAAGAAGAGACCGTGGTATCCACGATCTCCTCATCATATCGATCATCATTCATCTGACGCAGTCCAAGGCTGTCGACCATTTCGAAGAACCATTTACCGGTTCTATCTCCACTTTCCGGATCGGTCATGATCTGGTCTTCGCAACGAATCGCCAATGCAATCATCATTTCGAGGACTGTGCACGGATCATTTTCCTTGGGAACGTGGTTGAGTCGGTTCAGGTAGGCGAAGCGATACCTAAGATCTACCCCATCTGCCGCTCTATTCCGATCCATCTCCAAATCCCAAGTAAACTCTCGGCTATACAGTCCTCGAAACAGCTTTCTATACGACTGTCCGGGACAGACCAGATCATACATCCACTGGAAATATCTTTCCTCGAGATCCCCTCGGGAGTTCCTTCTCATCACCCCTCTTTGCTCGAGCACAAAATATCACACTCCTTGTCACAGCTTCTCAGGGTCTCCATCGTAAATATAATACAGATGGATCGCCTTCCCACTCTTGCTTACCTCCGCATACGTAGCCGGCCATTTACTGGCCTCTTCAAGATTCCGACCAAAGTCTTTTTCACCATTCTCATCCGGAATATCAAAGTCAATGCAGATAAACTCGATCGTTTGCCCGAGCATTAAATATCACACTCCTTGTCAATTGGCCAGGTACGGACGCTCCCTGAGAAGATCGGCATACGTGGTCGGATTATACATGATCTCATAGTCCGCCTTCGTCCGATCATTGCGAATATAAATCGCGTCCTCACCGTTATCCATCATGTCTTTGAGGAACTCCTTGGTATCAATCGCGTCACAGATCTCCTTGTCCGACATTGGGTGGAATGAATCGTCCGTAAGCGTCCCGTCTGCGTAATACTCGAAATTGATCTCATCGTAATCCGCGTTTCCGAATTCTTCCTGGGTAATCTTATGCGCCTTTTTGGTCTGGACCGGTTCAGTCTTTTCGGCGTATTTGTTCTCGGTGATAGAGGCCCGATATGACTTGATGTCGGGCTTTTCAGGAGGAGTCTGGGCAGGTGCGACAGGTTCGTCCTTCTTCACTGTCTTGGCCTGATCCTTGCGAAATGCCTCCTTCACCGATTCGACTTCCTTATCGATGATCTCTTCGTACTTATTCGCGGTGACTTTAGCGGCAGCGAACCAACCAAAGATCGCACCGGTAATGAATCCGAGAGCACCGATTACACCTTTATTGATCATTTCATTTTCCTCCTTCAGTTTTGCCGTTCATGATTGCAGCATTCCGGTTTTCTGCAGACACATTCTTAAGCATAGACCTGTACAATGTATCCGTTTTGCGGGCGTCATACAGGCCCCGATCGTAAGCGTTGACTTCTCTGCGGAACTGGACCTGATCGGACAGATCGCCAACCTGCCTTCTCAAAACCTCATTCTCCCTGAGGATTCTGTCATTTTCCTTTATGACTTTGAGGGTTCCGATCCGCTGAAAAACGACTAGCAGTCCCAGGGTGGTAATGATAAACGTAAGAACGATCGTAAGTCCGATCATGGTCCTCGCCCCTTTTCAAATCTTTGTACTAGAATTCTTCAATTAGTCTGTTCTCATAGAGATGATCCATGATCGGACCATCTACGTTAAAGTCCAGAAGAATCGCTTCCTCAGTCAGTCCGGATCCGTCATTCTTGAGTTTGCGGACTTTGCGAATGCCAAAGTCGATCCAATTATCGCCATGATCCTCTCGATTCTTGTCGTATACCCAACCGACAACTTGTCCGGCCTTGGTTCTCTTATAGCCGAGGGCGCAATACACATCGTTCAGGAACAAATATCCCCTTGTGCGAAGATCGATATTGACACTTTCCTGGATGCCCTTCAGGATCATGAGGTTGTAATCGATGTTCTGCTCCGCAATCTCCGATTCCTCAAGAGTGAACCACTTGGCATAACCGGAAATATCTTCGTCATAGACCTGAACTTCTTTCTTGACTTTCTTTTCCTTGCCTTTTTCGTCTGTAACCGTCTCTTCGATCTTCTCCTTATGGGTACCGAACCGAAGTTCCTGATCCACTTCTTCACCATACCGCTCGATAACACGATTACGGTACTGACGGTAACCCTGATCGAGGGTCATATAAGCGACGGCCAGGCGAAGATTCCGTTTCTTGAGAATATCATGGCCGACGAGCACGCTCGTAGCCGACATAGCTCCAAGAACGATAGACGGGCCATACAGAGCCGCGAAATCGAGCCCGGCATGCAAATATCCAAGAGTCAGTTCCTTCTTCTGCTCTTCTGCAGAAACTGTCTTGTGGATCGCTTCTATCCGGCTCTTATTACGGACGATCACTTCATCGACCTTTCTGGTCGCGATGCACGCCATGACACCGCTTCCGATCAGGCCGATAACACCACCGACGACCATGATCCCAGGTCCGTTTTTATGGAAGAACAGCCGAGCAGACTGTTTCATCGTCGAAATATCAACCTTCATTTTCGTTCGCTTCCTCTCTTTCGGCAATCTCGATCAGCCGATTCAGATAGAACTGGGCTTTCCTCAGATCTTCTACGCCGTTCTTTTCACGCCAACGACATACGTACTTGATCACGTTCCCCATACTCCAGGAAATCGGATCGCCCGTGAATCCTTCAATCACATCGATCGTCTCAATACCATTTGCCGCTTTGTAATGCTTAGGATGATTGATGATGTCTTCCTTCTCCATTTTTGTTGCCTCCGGTAAATCTAGTATTTCTTTATCAGACAGCGAATTCAGATAATCCACATACTCCTCATACTCCTTCGCCATCATTTTCAAGTTTCTCATAAACCTAAAACTCCATCCCCTTCAAGTGGTATCTACCTGTTTTTCTTTGTGGAACTTTAAGATGATTCCATCGCCATACTGCGGTCCATTTGAATCGGGACGGCTTCTTTACGCTCAAACCGCAATGTGTGCAATACACAGCAAAACGGTCGCAGCAGCCAGAAGCCACCGCGACCATCGCCGTATTATTCCAATTGCAGAATGGACATGGTTTCAGTTTCATATGTTCGTTGCCCTTGGCAGATCGAGCATATAGCCATCCCTGACACGGACAACACACGCTCCCCTCAAATCTGTCCAACCGTACTTGTTCTCCGTGAACTCGCTCTTCAAATCGCACATCTCCTTGAGATCCGCGATCGTGACGACGTCGAAGTGGTCCAGAACCTCGAACATCTTGTCCAGCACCAGTTCCGCATCACCGCGAGTCGGGAACAGAATATCATCGTATCCCTGGTGGAGCTCGCTCACTGAGCGCGGCCGGTTCGTACGATCGTCTCTGTCCTGATAATACGACCGATAACTGACCCTTCCGACTGGAAGATCAGAAGATCCCTTCCTCGATTCTCCAAGGAGCATGTTGATGCCGTTACAGACGATATCACTGATCATCCTCTTGATAGACGGCACGAGCACATCCATGAGAATATAACTCTTCACACTGTCTGCATCACCGGGCATGAAGAGGTCTTCCAGCTTGCCAATCCCGCTCCGCTTACGGACACGAGCGCCAGATACGACAGGTTCGATTTTTCGCTGAGGAACCCTTTCTTCTGCCGCTTCCTTGGACTTATGGGAATTAGGCCTATATTCCGCCATGAAATATCACACTCCTTATCGATACCAGGCAGCCTTACGACGGTTTTTATACACCATCTGCGCCTCAAATCCACGAGCGGCAAGATCGCCAGTCGTAACCGATTTCCAAAGGGGCTCTCGATGATCCGACTTAATGCGAAATATCTTATTTACATGAGGAACATCCAAGGCCTTCAAGCGAGCTTTTGCAATATAACGGACATCAGATCGTGCACTCATTTAACAACTACCCTTTCTTTGCTATTACTGGTCCCAAACATGATGATCTCGGTACAAGTCTTGATTAGAGACTGATGAATATCCATGATCTCGCTCTCGAGTTCCTCGTACTCACGAGACGTCAAAACGATAGGATTGCCTCTCTTCTCCATAAAGTTCTGAAAAACTTGGATGGTATTATAGGCCACAGTGCCCATGGTGGTATCCGAAGAATATACGAGACGATCCATTACTTCATTTCTCCTTCCAAAAAAGAAAAAGCGAAGAGACCCTGTGTTAGAGTCTCCTCGCTTGCAGTGCCATCCTTAATCTTCCGGAATATCCTGAATCTCATCAAGCTCAATGTTCGAAATGTCGTCTTCGAGAGTGTCAGCCACTTTCACTTGTTGCTTCTTCACCTTACGATTGGCGATCCAGGGCTTGATCTTCTTCTTCCACACCAGCCTGCCCAGTACACCTACACCGGCAAGTCCAGCAATTCCGAGTCCGATCTTTCCCAAGGAAATACCAGTCTTCTCAACATTATCCGCAACTTCCTGAACGGCCTCAACCTGTTCTTCGACATTGTTCAGTTCCACGTTCTCAATGTTCTCCATTTTTTCTTCCTCCTTTTCGATAGGGATGGTTCCCTTCATAACAGCCTTTGCAAATTTCGCGGTCAGCTCCCGACCACGACCCATTCGGTCAGTCAAGACCTCTTGAAATCGTATTCCGGCGGGAAGACGAAGCTGAATATCAGATACGGAGTGCCTCCTCTGGTGAGATCCGAACTGAACTCCAGATCGATGGTATCCTTGTTGGACCATCCAAGGCTGTCGCCGACGTCTACCTCCGAGATGTTGATCTCATCATAAAAATCATTCAGGCTCATGTACGGTTCCAAACCCCCGCACATCCGATGGTTCAGCCTCTTCTCAGCCTTGAGGAGGGTTTCCTTATCGCAGAAGAACCATCTGCCGACTGTCGCATCATAGCAAAGGGTCGGCCCCCGTCCTTCAAGAATATCTTCCAGGGGTCCCTCAGGCGGAGGATTCAATCTGGCTTTTTCCTGCCTGACAGAGTCTTGGATCTGTTTCTCTTTCTTTTCGCCGACGATCTCCTTCGTCTTTTCCCGGTACTCACGCAAAGTGGATTCAGCAATTCCGTACGCGGTTGCCAATGCCGCATTACGCTGTCCGTTCTTTACGCTGGCAAATATCAAGCAGGTCATAGAAGCTACACAAGTAGTAGCCGGGATGATATAGCATGGCCAAGTGACTTGAATGACTTCTTTGACAGAGAGTTTATCGACGGCTTCCTCTTTCTTTTTCTGCTCGATCCTTCGCGTAGCATCTGGAGTGGACTTAACCGCCAGAACCGTCGTAGTGAGCATACCTGTTATGCCAAGGCCTGTAAGGATCTCTGGACTCTTTCTTTGAACGAATCCTTCAAGGCCTCTCCAGACCTGTTTCCAGTTTACCTGCATTCTTTTTCTCCTTCCTTCTTCATCTCATAATAAATATCCCCCGCGATTGTTTCGTATCGGGAGATTATCGTATGGGACCGGGCACGTCCGTCATCGGATTCGATCAGAATATCATCCAAGAACTGATAGAATCCGTGAACCACCTCAAGCGGCTCTTTTATCGATTGTGTGATCCAGTCGATAAGCTCGTTTACGACCGTCTTCGTGTAACAATATTCTTGTGCCGGTGTATAATACTTCCAGCCATTATAGAATGGGTAATAGATCGTTCTTGCATGTGGAAGCGGCCTATGATCACGAAGGTACTTCCGCAGCCACAGGATTGCCCTCTCCTTCGTCACCCGACTCACGCTCCTTTCGAAAAAGAAAAGAGCCCTTGAATCGGGCTCAATTCTGTTAGTCCTTAATCTTCTGGATTGCCTCCGCAACCTTCTGCGTAATCTTTTCGTCCTGCTGCTTCTTGTCGATGAGGTTGTTCGCGACTCCACAAGCCGCACCGACAATAGTCAGAATGACACTGATAACACCGAGCATTACAGTTCCTCCTTTCGATTAACCTTCCATTCAAGCGTTTGCATTTTTCGCGGAAGACTCCCTTTCGTACTTTCCGCTGAGCATTTCATCCATTTCCTTCTCGTATTCATTAAGATCATGCGGAGGGAATGGAAACTCAATCGAGCAAACTGTCAGTTCATCCATCTCAGTGTACCTGTGGTAGAAGTCAATCCACTTATAGCCATAGAAAGCTTCGCCAGCGCACTCTTCCCAACCGATCTCGTCCCCTCCATCGACAGGAGGAAGTCCAAGCATCTCCATAAACTCATTCAGGGAAATATAACCGCGAAGAACAAAGGAGCGATTGAGATTGTATTCTGCAGCGTAGACCTGTTCCATTGTCCGTTCGAAGAATATCGGTTTCCCATACCCCTCGATGTAGAACGTCTGGATCTCGTCCCAAGGCGGATTGCCAATGGAAATATCTTTCTTCTCTTCCTGGATAGCTTTCTGGACGATCTTGTCTGCTTCCGGGCCGCAGATAGTCTTGACTTTGTTCTGATATGTCTCGTAAGCCCCGGCAAGAGCAGTGTAAGCAGCTGCCAGGGTTTCCTGTTGTTTCCGTCCAAGAACGTTCGCCCCAAATATACATGCCAGAGAAGTGATTCCGACGATTACGGTTGGAATATAATCCTTTCCGCAGACCTTGATCTTCTCAAGCACTGTGAGCTTTGCATCGTCCTTTTCACATTCTCTGATCTTGTCTACCGTTGCCACAAATATCTTTTGCTGTGCCTTCGGAGTAGCCTCAATCGCGAGACCTACCGTGGCAACGAATCCTACAGCTCCGAGACAAGTCAGGATAGTAGACCCGTTCTTACTCAGCCAGTTTCCGATCTTCATTTTCGATTCTCCTTCCAAATATAAAAGAGAAGAGACCTTGTATTGGCCTCCTCACTTTGGAATCACTTCAAAACTTTCAGTTCGTCAAGAATATCAGCAAGACGTTCTCCATTCTTCTTTCTCTGATCGATCTCCAGCCACTCATTATTGGTCAGTTCACGTCGTAGCTTCCAGTAATGCCCAAGCGAGCGATCATAACAGTACAAATTCTTCACAGATTCTTCTTTGCGAAGGTTGACATGCTTCCCAACAGCCTTTACTCCAGCTGTCGCCAAACCAATGCCAATCGGCGCAAGTACAAGAACCGCTTCCTTATTCCTGTTAAACCACTCACCTGCATTTCTGACAGCTTCTTTCGTTTTCACTTTTGCCCCACGAATGAACCGCTGAAACTTCGTCTCATTAGGATCCGGAACAACATAGATCTTCATTCTTGCAATCCCCCTTTCAAGTGTGTTTCCACAAAAGGGACTGTTTTCTACGCGGTTCTTGGCATGACGTTCACGTGCAGTTCCTGACCGTCTACAAAGGCCTCTACACGATGCTTTTCCGGATGGCTGAGAAGACTGCCGATGATCGAAGCCTTGTTATGGAACAGGTTACGGACGGGCTTAAAGAGACTCGGTTTCTTTTCTCCAGAAGGAATCGACTCGGACTTGATCTCCAGCTTCTCGGGATCTCCAGTAATGCTTCCGTTGTTCAGTTTCTCTTCCATCTCATTGGATCGACGCTGCAACTCATCATAGCGACTCTCAGCCTTACCCATGTCCTTACCCGCTTTGTAGGCCACCCTTCCGACGACATACAAAGCCACGAGTCCAATCGCTCCTCCAATGACCGTACTTACAAATTCCTTCATTGGGCTCCCTCCTTATCTAAAAAGCTAAGAGCCGATGCATTGCGTTGTTTGCATCAGCTCTCACTTGGTCAAACGATTTTATCCTCGATCTTGTCAAACCATCTGTTGATAACTCTTACAATGATCTTTCCCGCTCGGAAACAGCCGATCGCAGCGACAGTTGCCAGGAACAGAAAGAATACGAAGCTAACCATAGCAAGTCCTCCTTCATTTCAGATAACCTCTGTTTTCCATACCAGTCGCTGTAAAATTCGCGGGTTGCCAAAGCTCCGACAATATGCTATAATAAAAAAGGAAAAGGCCTGGTGTGAGACCTTCTCCCTTGCGAGGATTGCTAATCGCTATCTGCGATAGCATCCTGATACGCTTCCTTGTAGTCTTCCGGGGACGCAAAGTAACGTCTACTTCCATCCGGCATGAAGCCTACGTAGGAATACGCGATCCAGTAGCCTCGCATGTGATCACCTCCTTCATGTAAGGGGGTGATTTTTTCGCGGAAAAGAAAGAGTCCGTGTCAGGACTCTTCTTCGGCCGGGCATTCGTTTTCTTCGAGACTGAGCTGAACTCTTACAGCCGTATTGATCAGATAATTGTAAAGCTTCATCCCAAGTTTCGTTGTAAGCAGGCAGACGCAAAGCCCAAACATCACACACGCTCCAAGGATTACACCAAGCGCAACTCCGATAATAGTCTGAATCATAATTCATTCTCCTTTCGATATGCCAATTCGGTATACCCGTTCCATAAAGGTGTATGTAATCTACGCGGTCAAATATCTTTCCGATCAAAGACCGTCTCCCAACGGTTCTTTGAAAGGGGCTTCATTCTCAACGCCCACATCAATTGCCGGACTGTGATGGTCGGATACAGACCATTTACGGCCGGTTTTGCTCGCTTATCGAACTCCATTTTGAAGTTCTTGTTCAAATATATCGGATCGGTAAGCCAGGAGTCGATTTCCGTCCAATACGTAGCCTTAACCTTCGGAGCAAACCTTTGCTGAATCACAGCCAGGCCTTTGTCGCCAATCTTATACAGGGTGCAGCGGCGGTACACGGGGTGATCACATTTGTACACCGATCCATATTGGCTTCGAAAGGTCACGTCCGGCTTATCAAAGTGGTACCTCATTGCTTCCTCCGAAAAAAGCAGGAGCCCGTGTAAGAGCTCCGCTTTTGCCCATTCACTCAGACTGGGATTCCTTCCTTGCTGATCATGTCTGCGAATTCGATCTGCTTCGTAAAATCACAAGACTTCATCGCCTCATTAAATTCCTTGCACAATCCTTTACGATTGTCGACAGCATAGACGGTTACGTTCAACGGAATCGTTGTCCGCATCCAGTCCGCAGTCGCCCTCATGTTTCGGATTGTGATGGATTCACCTTCGAGATGATATGCCTTTACGACTCTGAAAACAGCATCGAACGCGTAGATCCAGATCTGTCTTTTCATGGTAATCCTCCCTTTCGCTATTGGGTTTCCACAAAAGTGCATGTAATTTTCGCGAGAAAAAGAAGAGGCCTTGTATTAGGCCCCTCCTTTTCAGCAATCCTAATGCTTTCCAAACAGTCTAAGATGACTGCTCAACCAGTTGCCGACCCTACTCGTGAAAGTTCCGGTCTCTTCGAATTTCAGTCCTTTTGCCATCCAATAGCTGGATGCGAACACAGGAATCAGAATGCCGGCTCCAGTCATAACATACCCAATCAGCTTGTCTTTTTTACTGTCCTTGAGCTGCTCTTCCTTGATCTTCAATTCACGATCACGAAAGGCCTGCTCGCCGTCAGCATTTTCGACAGCCATGAGCTGTTTATGGAGCTCGGACAGTTTCTGCAATTCCCACTTCGCTTCCTCACTGGCGGTAGTGGCTTCAGATACCCTCTTCAAAGTGTTCGAATACTCCTCATTGAGATCGACCCAGATCAAACTATCCATCTTCAAACCTCCTTAAAATTATGGATTACTCCATAACAAGGGATGTTATTTTCGCGGAATATAACTCTCGAGGTTTACTTTGAACCGAACCGTCTTCATCTCATTGATCTTGGACATTCCGTTAGGCTCCAGTTCGACAAAGAGATATGGCGGCTCGTCCGGGTCCGATCTGTCCACCCTTAGCGTTCCGACCAGTTCATCTTGAAGAACATGCTTAGAGAGGCAGTACCCCGCGACAATGCCAAGAATCAGCCCGCCAAGCAGCCCAAACAACACTCCCATTTTGACACTCCTTTCGGTCACCTGCGTGGGAAAAAGAAAAGAGGCCATGCTCGAAAGCACAGCCTCCACAGTTACTTATTTACGTGCCTTGTCCAGAAGCCAGAAGAACCGTCTATACACGGTGCTATACCAGGCATCTCGGCTGACTGGCATAACCCCTCTTGCTGCCAAAGCATCGTATGAGACCTCCTTAGTCACAGCCTCAAGAAGAGGTTTCATAAGCTCATCGGATCCAGCCGCCTTCCTCGCGCAGTCTTCGACCATTTTGATCTTATCACCGAAGAATGTTCTCGCTTCCACGTACAGGCCGGTCGGATCAGGTGTCTTGTTCTCCTGTACCTTCACCACCTTTAGGCTCGAAACCTTAAGGACATCCCAAACAGACTCGTATCGCTTCTTCCACTCGGGATACTGAAGGCAGAAGTGTTTAAGTTCGTAGTAACGATGCTTGGAAATCCAGTACGAGTTCTTGTAGGACAGTTCCGGACGAATGACGGTACCCATTGGTAATTCCTCCAATTCACGCTATTCTAGAAATATAAAACTCGAAGAAGACAGCAGATGTTCTGACGGCGGCCCACGGCTCCAAAAAGAAAGAGGCACCCCGCTTTCTATCCTAGAATAAAAGTCCTATTCTAGGACAGGAGGGTGACAAAAGGATGGAGCCCTTGCGATTGAGCTCCAAGTCCTTTTTCAGTTTCCTTTGACCCATGCTGCCAGCATGAATGCACCGGCCGCAATCAACACACATCCGATTACTCCCAGCATCTTCGCACCTCCTCATGCTCAAATTCTCCATCAAAGAACTTGTATTTTTCGCGGAAGGAGAAAAACGAAGAGGGAGTGTAATCGATGCGTCCACCTGCTGCTTCTCCGGAATTGACTAATGAATTGACTAAAAATGTGCCACGAATTCCTTGCAGTACAAGGTTTTCTTTGATGCTCAAATTGCACTGCATCTTGACGAATGAAACATGAGGTCTCGATTTTGCAAGTCGGATGCTCAAATCTTGCAGAATTGGCCCTAGAACAAAGAAAAAACCACTCAGAAATGAGTGGTTTGATGGAGCTGATGGCCGGATTTGAACCGGCGACCTCATCCTTACCAACCACTCATAGAAACCAAGCCATAGCAGGCTTTTATTGCCTCTGAAGCGTCTGCTGCGGTGCCTCTTCCCTTGTCATAATGCTTCAATGTCATCTCCGGAGTAGAGTGTCCTAACATCTTCTGAACAAGCTTCAGATCGTGCGTCATTGCTGAAATATCAGTCGCTACTGTTGTCCTGAACCGCCTTGGCAGGATTGTCTCTTCAAAGCCCATGATCCTAGTGATCCGCTTGCACATTCCTCGAAGCTTTGTGTAAGTAATCGCTGACTTCCCACCGATGACGAATTCTCTCGGCTCACCTCGTTCAGGCAAATATGAGATCACCTCTTGAGAGATCGCGATGTCCCGGATGCTTGCGGCGGTCTTTGCATATGGCTTGAACTCCGGTGCGTTCCTGTGTGGATGGGTCACCGTGTTCCTGACGTGAAGAATCCCGTTCTCAGCGTCAATATCTTCCCAAAGCAACCCCAGTACCTCCTCTGACCTAAGAGGCAAAGAGATGCTGATTGCAAGCCACGCCCGCTCGGTTGGATCCGGAATATCTTTGAGATGAGCCGCCATATGCTTCATCTGGTCGACCGTATACGGCTTTGTCTCAACCGAAGCCAAGCCCCTGATACGGATTGCCGATGATTGCAGAGGATTCTTCATGATCAGACCCTCGTCCATCGCCATTTTGAAGATCTGGTTCAGAACGATCTTAACCTTGTTCTTCGAGCTCTGCTTGGAATCCTTTGGCATGTTGTTGAATATACGCTGCACGTCAGCCGGAGTCACATTCTCGATGGGCATACTTCCCAGAATCGGTAGAATATAATCCGTAAGCTGCCAATGATACGTGTAGGCGGTCACGTTGGAGACGTTCGGCTTGGAAAAGACCTCGTACCATCGCTCCGCATACTCCTTGAATGAGTGCCCGTCAGCCTTCTTCTTTTCTGGGGCAACTCCCGCAAGACGTATCAGCTTTTCAGCGTATTCCTGCTCGGTATCCGCTGTGATCCATACTCGAACTCCATTGAGCTCAATTGTTCTTCGTATCTTGCTCTTGTTTAACGCCATGATGTCCTCCTCTTCAGAAGGAGAAACAGCAGGTGAGTTTTCAAGGTACCAACTCTGAGTATAGTCTAACGCTTCGCTCATTGTCAAGCTCCCACAAGAAAGGGGCCCAACCGAATTGGAAGGGCCCCTTTGCGTAAATGTTACAATATTACAAGACTATTTCTTTTCTTCCACCTGAGCGGTCTGGTCCTTCTTATACTGCACGTCACTGATCTTGAGGATCACGCCGAGGAACGTAGTCACGGCAGTGATCGTACCAACAACCTGCTCGCCATAAGGGAAGTTCCAAATGCCAGACAGGGTGAAGTACAGAGTAGCAGATGCGGGCAGAAGCAGGATAACAATCCACTTCAGAACGTCGTAAACTTTATTGCTGATGCTCATGATTAACCCCCTCCTAACCTTTGATAGGCAGCTTCTTTACCTCCTGCATGAGCCTCTGAGCGGATCCATTCCCGCCCATCTCTTCATAAGGCTTGTAGAGGTACTCATACAGATTCTCGTACTCATCGTGGTTGATCCAGCCACGCTCGATGTACTTCATGCAAAGAAAGATGATCCGATCGTGTCCCAATCCGATCAACATCCTTGTACGAGTATCCTTTTTCTCAGATCTCTTCATAATCCAGGCCCAGAATCCGGATGACGCGAGCACGGCAACCACGATCGTGATCACCATTTGCAACCATCCGGGAATGACGGAAACAGCTTCGCTCATGCTTCCACCACCTTGGAATAGCTAGGAGACACCCAGCAGATCTGGTCAAATACACGAATCGCATGCCAGCCATTCTTTACGGAAGTAGCCACCCATTCGTATTCCTCGTTCTTCTTGACATAGCCAACGCTCTTATAGATCGGCGAATCGCCAAGTCGTGCGTTGACAGATCCACCTGTGATCTTCACCATTTTGACGCCTGGCACAGACTTCACCTTCTTTTCCTCAATGTTGTTAACCACATCAGCAAAGGAATAGACCATATTAGCACCCTTCGTGATGTTGGTTGCTGCATGATGGTTCTCGTAAAGCAGAATATCACCGGGAAGAAGGTTGGCATGAGCATTAACGTGGGAACTGTCCGTAAACGCCTGGAAACCGGCCTTAACGAAATAGCTCTTCATGTTCCTCGAAGTAATTGTCTTCGGAAGATCCTTCAAAGCCTTAATTCCGAGCAATTCACCGACGGCCTTGACGTTTGCCGTAACCCCAGCCGTGCAATCCTCTTCACAGGGTGTGGTTATCTTGCTTGGATGGTAGCCAACCTTGGAAAGCTCTGTCCAGTACGTATACCGCTGGGCCTGGTCATAACCGATCTTGTCATTGAGAGCGGCTTCGATACCAAGCTGGGCGATCGCGGTGCGAACCGACTCATCCGGGTGTCTGAGCACAACAGTCCACGGCCGCTTATACCAAGCCTTAAGCGCCCACTCTCCCCCATTTTGATCGCCGGCCATTCCACCGATGTACTTCCCCTTTTCGTCAGAGCCACTGTTACTGACGAAGTGGGTGCCGGTAGAAAGGATGTATTTCTTATAGTCGATCATTAAACGTCACCCTCTTAATAAAGTGTATACAACACTCATAGGTCTCATGGAAATCGCATTTATGATACATATTATGTTCTGGCGGAAACAGAGGTTGTTGTCGCTTTGGCCCATGTAGAAGGCTTGGCTGAGCTATCTTTTCTGGAAAAATAAATACTATTGTTCGAATCTATATACATATGTAGCCAATAACTTCCACCATTAAAAATGACCAAACATCCATATCCCGTTATGCCCGTTGGCAAACCAGCGATACTGGGCTGTCCAACACGATAAACCCCTGGCACATTAGGATAAGCTGTCAGTACCTGTAGATCGTCAGAGCCATCTGCAGCAACTTGCTTGAACATACGTTGAGAAAGGACTTTTAACGAGTTAGTACCGGTACCTCCATGGGCATATGATAGTATTCCGCTTACACTGTCGTCTTCCCATGCTACATCGTAATCAGTGGCACTGTTTTTCTTCAGTACTTGCCCAGCTGTCCCGCCGGATGGAATCAAACCGTTTACCGCACCTTGCACCTTCTGCCCATTCGCTCCAGTCGCCTGATACCCGGTAAGAAGATTAGAAGGGGCAACGGTATCATCCGTCACGTCCATCTGCGTCTCGCCATTCAATGTTACTTTATTTATTGCCATTTTTCATTATTCACCTTCCTCGAAAGTCTCACTGAAGAGGATTCGCATACAGTTCGAAAGCGTTTCTAAAAAACATTCCCCCAGGAGAGCTCCCCTTCTTAACACGGTAAAGGTCTCCAACAATGATAATACTGCTTTCTTCCTGATTGATCTCCGGCGCTCGTGCGACAGCCATATAGTTAGAATTACAGCGAGCACTAAATGAGGGAGCTTTAGGTGTCAAGTTTGGGGTGAGAGAAGATGTACTGGAAACCGTAGAAGTCGCATTCGAAGGGTAGAATCCATATGATAGTCCAGTAGTCCATGTCTGTGACCCTCTGGTATCCCAATATACCATCAAACTACTCGAAGTGAATATTGAAGTTACGTAATTATAGCTATCAATAAGATTTTCTATATTACTCAATCCATGTGGTCTACGATATACATTGGTAAAGAGCTTTCCACGTTGTGTTTCGATCTGAGCCTTCTTAGTGGCTTCGGTATTAAGGACAATATCCACCTGCCAGGACCAGACAAGCCAGTATTCATAGTTCTCCAAGTCTAATGCAATCAAGTTCCCATTTTTGCTGGCATAAATGGTCTTTGCAGTAGTGCTCGGAGTCCAAGTACTAAAACCGGTATCTTTCAGGAATACCTTGTCTCGGTATACTTGTCCGACATGTTCCGGATCGGCACCCATCCAGTCAATATTGGAACTAAGATCATGCAAAGAGGCAGTGCCAGTAATCGCCTCACCCAATGCATTGTGTGCAGTAATGCCGATCGCGAGTTTAGAGGGGGTAACCGTATCGGAACTAAGATCATGCAGAGAGGCAGTGCCAGTAATTGCCTCGCCCAGTGCATTGTGTGCAGTAATGCCGGTCGCGAGTTTGGAGGGAGTAACTGTATCATCTCCAAGAGTTACCCCCGTAATCGTCCTGTGGACGCCACCAATGGCATCCTCAACATCCGTTACGACAATAGCGCTGCCATTTTGACGGATTGACGCAATCAGTCCCGGTAAATCATCACTATTTGCACCGGATGGAATCGTTACACCCTTTGCTGCGACGGCATCTAGCGAATCTGAAATGTTTCCACTGATTCGCGTAATTTCGGACTGAATGCTCATTTTTTATACCTCCGTATTAGATAGCAGCCAGGGCTTCTTCGATATCGCTGGTCAAACTGACCGTACCACCAGTCGTGTAACCAGCGGGAATCGTATAGCTTGTAGTAGTAAGACCATCAATGTTTCCGGCAATAGCCCCATTGTTGGCCATGGTACCGGTAATCTGCGTAGCTGTGCCATTAACGATGGTATGAGCCTTAATACCCGCCAGAACATTTGCCGCAACAGCGGTATCGCCGGTAGTATCGCCGAATTTGACAGGGATAGCATTGACCGTAACCTTGCTGAGAACCTTTCCGCTAGTGGGCGTAATGTTCTGAGAAGAGGTCGTCGGGGTTGCAGATTTGGTTTCGAGAGTAATCTGCACCTTGCCCGATCCGTTATGATAGCCAGCCGGAACCGTATAGCTCTGATTATTGCTTGTAGCATCAAGAGTCTTGGTAACGGCACCATTATTCGGCATCGTGCCTTCAACCTCGGTACCATCGGCGGCCACAATGATCTTGCCGTCCAGAACGTCCCCGGCGACAGCATCGACATTGGTGACATCCTGGTAAGCGGCCGGAATAGCCGCAACCGTCACCGAAGAAAGAACCTTTCCGGCCGTCGGGGAAATCGTCTGAGAAGACTTGGTCGGGGTGGCAGATTTGGTCTCGAGAACAATCTGCACTTTACCAGTGCCACTATGGTAACCCTTGGCGATAGTAAAGCTCTGATTTCCGCTAGAGGTGTCCAATGTTTTGTTTGCCACACCGATATTGGGCATAGTGCCTTCCACTTCGGTACCATCAGCGGCAACAATGATCTTGCCACTAAGGACGTCAGCCGCAATGGCATCAACATTAGAAACATCCTGATATTCGTCAGGAATAGCAGCCACTGTAACGGAAGAAAGCACTTTTCCGGTCGTGGGAGAGATCGTTTGAGAAGACTTTGTCGGAGTAGCCGATTTAGATTCAAGAACGATTTGCACTTTACCGGTGCCATTATGATAGCCGGTCGGAACCGTATAGCTCTGATTGTTATGCGTCGCGTCAAGAGTCTTGCTTATGGCACCATTATTCGGCATGGTACCCGCAATGCTCGTACCGGTAGAGTCAACGATCACTTTAGACGCCAGAACGTCGCCAGCTGCGGCAGTTACGGAAGAAACATTCTGATAAGCCTCAGGAATTGGACTGACCGTAACATCACTGATACCATAGTATCCGCTGTCCGGAGTGACATTGATCGTATTCTTTGTCGGAGTTACAGTTTTGCTCTGAAGACTGTAGTTACCGCCGCCTGCAACACCGGACACAGTGCCGGAACCGTTGTGATAACCGGCCGGAATAGTATAAGTGTCACCTTCCTGGACCGTTGCACTAACAGCTCCGCGATTGGCAATGCCATCAATCGCAGTCGCCAGAGCGTCAATCTTGGCCGTAGAAGTCGACAAACCAAGATCAATAAGTTTATCTCGAATAGTATTGCGGGCATCAGTAAGACGACTGATCTCAGTTACCGTGCTCATAACTTATCCCTCCTAAATGGTCTCAAGTAGCGCGTTAATGTTGCCGATTTCGGTATACACTGCGGCAGCCGTGATCGGTCGAGTATTGTCCTGCTCTGGGGAATTTGCTGGTGCAACCCATTCCACGTCATAGTCGCCATCACTTTTTTTGATGAGAAGATCTCCGGAATTACCTCCGGGTGGAAGAGGATTAGTAATAATTGTTTTATTCCCCATACTTAGATTTACCATATGAACTTCACCCTGTTTTACAGGTAAGAGATTCCTGATTTCAGGACTTAAATTAACCATATGAACCTCTTCCTGCCTTACGGATTGAAGATCTCTAATGTCAGGCATTGCCTATCCCCCCGATTTTGTGAACGAAATATCTCGATCACGTCTTTTCTTCACATCAAGTTGATAAGCATCCCAGAAAATAGTATTGCCGTTCTCGTCTAGTCCTTTAGCTTCAAGCACTAGCTGAGATGTTATAATAGCTTTTGTCTCTTCTTCTGTGATTGGACAAATTGCAGTGTCGCCATTGATGATCATATCTGGTTTTTCCCATTTCTTGATCATGCTACTGGGTCGTCCAGTACAATCACTCCAAAGAGTAACAATGAGGGACTGAATAGTATCAATGGCCCCATCAAAAGTAATTACAAACGGATTATTCGAACCTTGAATTACCATTAATGCCTCCTCCCTCCTTCTATGTTATTGACAAATATCTTACGAATATGCAGTATTTCTTTTATGAGTCCAATAATCTACAGTCGTATCGCCGTTGGCATCGCTCCAGAGGTTGTTCTCCCCGCGCAGGGTGCGCAGGACTTCTTGCGGGGTGAGGGTGTAGGTGACGGGGGTGGCGAGTTCGTAGACGAATTGGACGCCCTGCATCGCGGCCTTGAATTCTTGCGTTGTGCCTGATGTGTATCGGTCATCCCGCACAAATACGGCATATCCTGCGCCGCTCCCCGTTGTGAACTCGCCGTTTTCTATTTGTGTGAATCCAATTTGGTGCTGGACATAATCGCTGGACAATCCTCTCCAGCCTTGCTTCGGGGTTGGTGGAGTGCCGTAGAAGCATTTCCCGTACGGCGCATTGTACGCGCCCCAGGTTAGTGTTCCAGCATCTACCGAGGCCATGGTCGCGGTTACCGTTGCTGAGCCATCGCGATTAATGACGGCGTTTCCTTTGTATACCATCCCCGCTTCGTCTGCCCAGGAGATGGGGATGGTAGAGCCGCTGTAGGGTTCGTAGGAGGTGGCGGTGGAACCGAGTTCGATTTGCAAACTCTCAGCAGCATTTACAGACGATGACCACCATGCCCAGACAAGTAAATAGGTTGCATCCGACCCTGTGGTGACAGTCAGCCAGACTTTGTCGCCGACCGTACCAGAGTTAGCAGCCATTTTTCCGCCATACGTTGCAGTGCCTATTTTTACTTCATTTTCATTTGTCCAGGCCAAGCCAAATCTCTCATTTGAAACCGTCCTAATTCGAGAAGCAGTGTACGTTGTGTTTGGTTTACATGGCAAATAAACAAGGGTATGCCCGTTGTTGCTTATAACTTTGCCATTTGGCAAGAAGTAGGCTTTGATATAGTTATAATTATTCTTATCGAATAGATTCTTTCCTCTTGCCTCTATATTTACGCTCACCCGCCCTGTAATAGGCCGCACGTTCTCCGGGCTGGGGTCTCCCTCGCCCTCCTGTACGGGCTCAAACTCGGCCTTCACACTCTTTACAATGGCAGCCATCTCTGTTTCAAAAGAAGCGATAGAACCAACGGCTCGCTCGATGTGCGGAGTATCAAAGAGAATGCGGCGACGGTTTTCAATGAGCGGAGTGTCGCATATGACTAGATCGGCCATTGCATAACCACCCCGTATTCTCCATTAAGAATGTTAATCTCGTAGACATACCCGGCCTCTACCCCAGCCCACCATTCCGGCATCTGTACCGTTGAGGGAAGAGTAAGTAGAGTTGCTGAAGAACCACTCGTAAAAACAAGCTCACACAAGCCAGAAGCGGCCGGAGTGAAACTGACTGTAGAAACTTCTCCGCACATATAGCGGGTGTCAGCCTCTGCGATAATGACCGGATCAGTTCCACTCACGGTTACGACTCGACTCGCGGGGGCTTGCGTAGATTGACCGGTACTCTCATATTGCGAGGTCTCCAGATTCCAGGCATGCCACACGCCATTGACTACCTTGGGAGGATGGGTCGCGACACTGGTTGCGTTTGATGCAGCTGTATTCGCGCTGGTCGCAGCAGAATCAGCCAACGTCTTCGCGTTGCTTACATCGGAATAGCATTCCTCAATAGCATCGTGAATGGACTGACGTACATCCCGCCCATAAGTCGCTCTCAAAATCTGAGCTAACAAATTACTGATTCTGCTCACGTTACTACACCTCTGCTTTTCAAATCATTACCATAGGCCCTTCGTCGAAAATGACGAACCCGTCAAGTGCCTCGATCTCGTTGATGGAAATATCGATTGTGTCGTCCATGTTGATATGGACAGGCTCGAACTTAACATCGTTTATCTCCATCTCCGCGATCTCAATCATCTTGGATTTGTACTGATTTGCCCTCTCGATAGCATCCGGATCATCAGGATTCCCGAATGAGATGATCACACCATTTGCTCCATTTTGAGGAAGCCCTCCAAGCTTGTCGATTAGGGCCTTTTCCTGATTTACCTGGAATTCCCAAGCAGGAGAAATATCTCGACGAAGCTTATGAAGGGCATAAGCGGTACGAATCGGAAGAACCTGAGAAGAGAGACGATTAAGAGCCTTATAGGCCTCGATAAACTGATACTGCTTCATTTTCAAATAAACCTCCTAATTGTTTATGATGGTGTTGCGCTGCTTCCTTTAATTGTGATCTTGATTCCTCTTGTATAGGATTTCGATCCTGCCGTAGCCTTTACATAGACATACCGAGTTATTGTCTGACCGGCAGCAACAGTATAGCTATAATTTGACCAGGCATTGGCCGTTCCAGTAGTCGATGCCACAGCTGTAAGTGTATTCTCGCATGCTGTGTATCCACCATTGTAGGCGGTCGATGCATCAACTTGACCACTAAAGCTTCGACCACATACCTTAAACGAAACACTATACTTATGGCTGGTCGCAAAATCCGCCATTTGGGAATGAGACCAATCAGTAAGATCGGCAGCGACAAGAGACACAGTATGCGTCTTGCTGTTTGACAGAGTAACCGTCTTCGAGCCATTACTCCATCCACCAATACCGGAAGAACTCACCGTTACACTGTTTGCGCCGTTCGTGTAGATACCTGAGGCATCAACTTCAACTCTAGCGAATGTGTTTGTAATCGTATGGCCCTTAATGTATACATACTTCTTATTATTTGTCCAGCTGGAATCTTGGGACATATCGTACTGAAGTGTCTGATACCCGGTATAATTCCCTGCTTGAGGAACTCGGATCTGAATTGATGTTCCCGTTGCTACTGCCGTTGGGTACAAAACCTTTCCCGCTGCAGCATCCCAGCCAGCTCGATACAAACTGAGAGTCGAAACTCTCGCAACAACAGTACCGCCAGTGCTTCCAACATGTACATAAGCATATGACGTCCCATTAGAGTCTAAAGCACTATCGGCAGTGAGATAATAATTCTGAACAGCCGCAGTTCCATCCACCGTTGTCGGAGGATATGAAAATGAGAACGACGAGCTGGAACTTGCCGTGGTGGGATAAGCCACTTTGGATCTAGCCGCTTCCCAGCCTTCATTATACGATGTGGACGAACCGGCCGTAACCACAGTCCTGGCGTAGGTCGTTCCGCCGATCGTAATATCCACCCGAGGATTACCGCTCGCGTCGGTTCCATTCTGAGCAACCGTCAGATTCAGAGCGACACGATCAGAAGCGGATGGATTGGCCACCGGAGACTGAGGCGGGAGGTAAACAGTCATCTGATTACTAGTACTCTGCGCAGAAGACAGTCCGGTAAGCCCCCACGCTCCAGCCCATCCGGAATTGTAACCAGAGTTTCTAGCAGCCGCCACTCCATTTTGATAGTATTGAGTAGCGGCTATACTAAAATTTGCGGTGTTCCCCGAGGAAGACTTCGACAAACATGTTCCGATCTCAACAGTGAAAGTTCCATCATTGTTGTCGGTAATGGTCAGGTTGTGATGATGGGAAAGATCGACATTGCTGCTCAACGATCCGAAGAATGTCACACCGCCCGGCTCAACACCATCCATGTAGATGTTACGACCAACAACATTATGTCCATCTGCCTGAAGGGTGCCATTTACCGTCAGAGTACCACTGACAGTTTCGTTCACAGCAGTCAAGGATGTGGCATGCAAAGCTGAAGCTGTTGTCTGACCGTTAACCAGGTTCGTATACGCGGACTCGATACTGGTAACCTTTGATACGATGTTGACTTCTCCGGTCTGACCGGCATTCAGATAAATGCGATTACCATTGATCTTGACAGAACTATCTTCATTGATCTTCTCGACAATGACACCTGCGGTAAGATTCCCTTCCGTATATACACCAAAAGAAGAACCATTACCGTCCAGCTGAAGACCGCTGCCCTCAATAACGTGAAGAACACCGTTTTCATCAATCTCAAACTTGCCGGCTACCGCGTCGATTGCTGCTCCGTGCTGGTATACAGCAGAACCTTCGACTGAACTGACTCGCCCGGTAAGATTTGTAATATTACCAGTGTTCGTCAGAATATTCTGAGCATTCGCTGTGATAGCAGTACCAAGACCAGTCTGAGCATTGAGAATTACGGAAGCCACGCTGGCGTCAGTTAGATCTGCTGTGATTTTGTTACTGATTGCAGCTTGCAGACCAACCTGAGCGAAGTCTTCTCCGGCCTTTGTCCAAATATTACTGATAGAAGAAGAGTTATTCTCTACACTCTGATAGAGTGAATGAATGTTGACATTAGCCTCTTCCGGATTTGCACTAAGATCAATTCCACACTCGGCATACAGCTGGCGAATAGCATTCTCGAGCTTCTCATACGTAGCTCCTAGAGTAACTCGCCCAGATTCAGGGTCGGCTTTTACCCAAGCATTATATACATCGGTCTCTGCTTTATTTTCAGATTCTTCGCTCGTAGCTCCAGCAGCTGCCGCAGCCCCTCCTCCGCCTCCACGGCTCTTTTGCTCTTTGTTCTTGTCTCGGCGGTAACGCTGAGTAAGAGTCTGCTTCGGATTACCGAAAGTGTAGGCATTATTGGCGGGTTTCTCAAGATCATACTCAATCTTGGTGCAGGTCAAATAATCGGTCAGGTCATGTGGTCGAGATTTGACCCGGACTCTGTCGCCAACACTGATCGGAGTCGCAGAAGGATTCACGAAGGACATGTCAACAGCCTTGACGGTAATCGTCATAGGCATGTTTTCATGATTTGCGATAAAGCGAAGGCCGTTCTCCAGAAGAGTGGACTTCTGATTGACGTTCTCGAACACGTGAGTCTTCACGATTCGGCCGTATTGCTGAACTGCGACGGTGTCAATGATCTCGTCGCCATCCTTCACAAACCGGTTTTCTTCGATCCCGGTCACTCCAGAAACCTGAAGATTGTTGGTATCTGGAAGGTCTTCGATTGTCAGATTCTCGTCACCGATTGGAATCAGCACCGTCATTAGGTCATCGACAGATGTCTCCTCCGAAAGATCGAGGAGATTCCTGCCAAAGACAATCTCCTGAGCAGCATCGTGCTCGTAATCGGTGATGAGATCAAGATAGACCGTATCCCCAATTCGCCGAGTGCGAAGATAGCCGCCACAATACTCGATAAGAGAATTCTCAATGTAATCGTAGCTGGTCATCCACTCGTCAACGATGGAATTAACGGCGATCTGCTTATAGTCCTTTGTGTCCGTAGCCTGGTCATAAGTCTCATCCGACTGACCGGTAATCACAATAGGCCGATTTTCGATTGTAAGCATACCCTGTGTGAACTTCTTTCCATCCTCTACACGGGCATTGTGCTTCATGAGGATGTTACGGAACAAGGTATGGGTTTGCCCTGAGAATTTCTCACCTTTGATGACACTGTCCACAAGATAAGCGAGATCACCTTCACAATACACTGATCGGGTATTGTTGAATCCGCGATTGATCTGTAGGATCCTTCCTCGAAATATCTCTGTTCCGTCCATCTCAACAGTCATCTTTGTCTTAAGCTGATGGAGTGTGTTCAGGAACGGATGGGTCGGCGGAATATTGAAGGATAGTGACCCAGCTTTTCCCATTTCCAAAGTAAGCTTTGGAGTGAGGAGCTTCATATGAGGAACGGTAGGATAATAGATCGACTGTCCATCGGCGTAGATGCTGAACACTACAACCTACCTCCCTCAAATTCGATTGTGACGGTTCCATTTCCGGTAAACGTGAAAGCGTTCTCTCCATTTTGAAGAACAATGTCCTCAATGACATTGGCACCGCTTGCGAGATCGTAAGTCTCTCCCTCAAAGGTGACCGTCATTGCACTGGAAACGGTAATCAACGGTACAGCTTCCATAATATCGGCTATAACCGTAACAGAAAGCGTGCCGTCGACTTCCATATTCGTATAGTCCTGAATAATGGACGTGTCGAAGTTGAAAGGATCCCATTCCCAGTCGTCGCCAGTCGTATAAATACCCTTCTTATAGGGGCCGACATCATAATCGATCACGATACTGGATCGATACGAGTCAGACTTCCAGGCATTCACTGCAAACCTGCCTTCATAGTAGTAACCGGGATCATCTTCCAAAACGATCCGCATCTTACGACCGTGAAGATAGTTCATGATCTCACTGTACAGCGTCGACCAGTCTTTGAAATCGTTGTCTGCAACGAAGGTCCAGGATCCAGTTCGGTTGTCGAAGGTCGGACGGCCCGTTAGCGCCTCCGTGAGATCGATAACACCATCTCCGCCTGGGATGTCGATTAGGGACGTTTTCACCTTGGGAGGGTTCACCAAAGGACGAGAAGTCGGAATCAAATGCCAGTCTGCCCAGGTGTTTTTCGATCCGATTGTAATCGAGTGATACATTCGATTCCTCCTTTGCTTTTTGGTCGAGAGTATAAGAAAAGCTGTAAAGCTTTATATGACAAAGTAAAGAGGGCGCCGATACATAATGCACCAAACGCCCTCTGATTTGTGATGACTAGTTCCCTCTCCCCCTCCGCATCGCGAGGGTTCCGAGTTCGCTATCCATCTTTCCGGCCATGGCTCCGACGAGTTCGCCGGTATCCAGGACCATCTGCATTGTGTCGATGAGCTCGGTCAACTCAACAATTCGATCCTCAATAGAGTTCAAATGCTCCACCATGTTCTTATCATTGAAGTTGACTACGACCCCGCCTCCGGATGTGATTGCATTGACATTATCAGCAATGGAATTACCGATCTCCTCACCAACAGGATTTCCATTCGGACCCTTGGAAGTAGTTGAAGATCCACTTCCAATACCTGTCAAATCGAGTGCAAGGCCGTAAGCATCATCAGACAAATCGAGCTTAGACATACCATTTTGAATTGTCTGCTGAACCCTTCCGAGGCCTCCGCCCCACTGGTTATTCAGCTCATCAAGAGAAACTTGTGCATAATTCGTCACAGTCTTCCGCATCTGCTTCAGCGTGTTCGAGATACCGATGGCCGAACCTTGACCAAAGTATTCACCCATCTTCGTAGTTACTCGCGAAGGTGAATGGATCTGCCAAGTAACCTGGAGTGTATGAATTGCGTCACTCGCGATAGCGAGAGCAGAACTGCGAATCATACCGGCCATACTAGTGATACCCCGGGCAAGACCCTCTGCGAGATACTGGCCACTATTGTAGAACTGCCGATATGCGGAGTCGATAGTGGCAGCATCAATCTGGAGAACAGTCTGTTCAGCAGCAGAGATTGTCGTACCGCCATCGCGAATCACATCGCCAAAGGCGGTTACGAAAGTCTGGCCGATTTCACCAGCAACCGTAGAAATATCGACGTATTTAAGATCCTCATTCGTTTCAGAATCAAATGCTGCTGCCAGATTTGCGAAGGACTCCAGAATAGCACGAACAAATGCGAAATTCGTTGCAACGCCTGCCGCGCCATTGATGCCGGTAGCAAAGATACTGAAGTTCGTTCCAAAAGTGGCAAGATCAGCAGAAATGTTAGAAATACCAGTTCCAATGAGGTTTTCTTTGAAGGAGTCCCAAACACTCTGGTTCTGCTTAAAATCGTCATTGAACTGTTTGATCGTATCAAGAATTCCGAAGGTTTCCTTGGTATCGCTTTGCTTATTACCCTTGACAGTGTTCACAAAAGAGGTAAGATTATTACCAACTGTGACCATCGTTTCAGAATAACTAAGCAACGTATCTTCCTTGGAATTCAATCCGAAGAATTTCTGTATATTCTCCCACAAGGAACCAGTTTCCATATTCTCAAAGAACTTTGTAATCTGATCGAGCACATTAAACGCATTGTCGGTATTTGTACTCTCGACTCCGTTAATGCTATTACAGAATGCTGCCAGATTAGCTCCGACAGTGACCATCGTACTGGTGTAAGAGATCAAAGTCTCTTCTTTAGACCCAGTTAGCCATTCCTCTAAATCCCCAAACATACCACCTGTATTGGAGAGAGTACCGATTAGATCGACAATTTTCGAAGCAATAGAAATAGCATTATCAGAGTCTTCAATATTGATTCCGGCAATACTATTTACATAACTCTTCATTCCATTGCCAAGCAGTGCAATATCACTGGAGAATTTAGTTAGATCCTGTTCACCAACAACTTTCTGCCAAAGACCACCAGTTCGAGCTAAAGATGCGCCTACCGCTGCAATGCCACCAGCAACAGACTGTGCCGTGAAAATGTCATCATCGGATACAGTGACACTAATTCCCTTTATGCTTGATGCATAAGCCGCAAGAGAATTGCCCAAAAGAGGAAGTTGGCTGGCAAATACACCAAGATCTTGTTCACCGCTGAGTTTCTGCCAAAGCCCGCCGGTTTTTACAAGAGATTGACTCAAAGTGGACAATGACGTAGCGGTATTTATAGCCTTTTCGAAAGTTGAATCTGATACAGATGCTAATGGTTGGATAGAAGTGGCATAATCACAAAGTGCAGATCCGATAGTTGTAATATCATTGCTAAACTTGCTGATCGATGTTTCTCCAGTAAAGAAGTTGAAAATATTAAGAAGACCATTAAGGAACTCAGTTCCAGCAATGATCAATATCATTTTGCTGAGATTAACTACCCCAGACAAAACAGATTCGTCAAGTGTCTTAAGGCCTTCAACGAATCCGCTAACATTTGTCATGAAGGAAGATAAATCGGATCCTATCTGAGGCAAACTGGCAAAGGTTGCTGTCGAAAATCCTCCGACAATACTGCCAACGAGATTGCCAACGAAATTGCCTAAAGCAGTCCCAATCTTACCAAGGATCTCACTTCCGCTATCAAGGAATGACGCCATATTGGTCCATCTGCTCTGCAGAGCACCAAGAGCCAGTATAATACCTCCAACTCCACCAACCAGAATTGCGAATGATGCAACACCGGTCAATGCTCCAGTAATAGGTATCGTTCCGATTATCCTAAACGCTACAGCAAGAGCAAGCATGATTGATGAAATGCTCATTGCAATCTTTACCACACTATCCGGATCTGAAGTAAGATTCGATAGGTCGATTATTGACTTGCAGATCAGAAACAATGTCGCGGCCAATGCTGCCACGCCGACAGCAATTTTACCAATTGAGACCCCACCAACCAGCTTAGTCATTCCCGCAAAGATGAGCATTACTGCTCCAAGTGCAACCACAGATTTTACAATCTTTGTCCACTTTATCTTCGAAAGGGAACGGATCGCATGAGTAAGTATGACAAGCGCTAAAGACATGGACAGCAATCCTTTGGTCTGGAAACCTACCCCATTGGTAAGTACGGAGAATGCAACAAGTTCGGCAAGAATGACACCAAGTTCCAATATGGACATCCAAGCTTTTTCAGTATCCATTCCCGAAAGGAGTTTAATCGGAATCATGAGTAGTGCAATACCTAAACCGAATGCCAAGAAGCCTTTCATCTTCATGTTCCCTGCACCAAGCCGACTCATGATACCAATTTCGAGTAAGATAGATCCCAGTTGAAGAATGGACATCCAAGCTTTTCCAGTATCCATTCCTGAAAGGAGTTTAATCGGAATCATAAGCAAAGAAATGCCAAGTGCCAAAGAAATGAAACCTTTATAGATTCCACTGCCTCCGGTTAGTTTAACGAAGCCCATAATCTCAGTGAATAACAAACCGAGTAGAAATAGTCCTTTGCTAACACTACCCCAAGCCATATCGGAAAGGAGTTTTAATGGAATAATAAGTAAAGACAAAGCTGCTCCAACTCTAAGGAGATTCTTTCCATCAAACTCGAACTTACCAAGAACAATAGACATGCCCATCAAAGCTGCAGCAATGATTCCAAGAATCGCCCCGCCCTTCTTGATGTCACCCATGTCCATCTTGGCAAGGAAGTAAATAGACCCAACAAGAATGCCAATTGCAGCGGCAATCTTAAGCATAGTGTTACCAAGGCTATCTTTATTCTTGGTAACTTTCGTTAGTTTAAGACCATTCTTGGCGAAATCCTTTACTCCTTTGGCAAGCCCATCCATGCCCTTTCCGATATTTTTAAGGCCTTTTGCAATACCGCCGATTCCTGTAATCAGCTTGAATGCGCCGATTGCAGAAGAAATACCGATTACCCATTTCAGAACCTTACCCCAATCGATCGCTTTAACTTTGGATACTATAGACTGTATCCAAGGCCGATTAAAGAATTCTGGAATAGTAACCGTGAAGAATTTTGTAAGCCAATTCTTTACTGTAGTCCAAACTTCTTTTGTTTTTTCAGGAATGTTTTTTATCCAGGCAACAAAGTTTGTTCCGAAAGAATTAGCAGAAACCGGAGATTTTAGTAATTCGACGATTTTATCAAAAGAGTTTTTGAAGAAAGTCGTCACCTTGTTCCAGGCATTCTTGATACCAGTCCACAAACCTTCCACGATCCACTTACCGATCTCAGCAAATACTGTAGATGGAGAATGGATTCCGAGCAAGTTCTTAACCCAATTAACGATTGGATCGACGAGATTCTTTTTTAGCCAGGAACCGGCTTTTCTCATCGCGTTGAGAATTCCGGTAAATAATCCGCTAATACTGTCAACGCCGATCCCTTTGAAAAGCCCGGTAACTTTTGACAAAGCGGATCTTATAAAAGAGAGGACGTTATTGTAAACACTTTTGACAGTGCGGACTATATTGGCAAATGCTTCGGATTCACGAAGGGTCTTAAACCACTCTTGAATTTTACCATATGTATTGACCGCAACATTATAGATAAACTGCATTGCGGTCCCAATACCATTAATTGCGCTTTGTACAATCTCTGAGTTACTTATCGTTTCTCGAAGATTCGTCAGCCAATCGCCAATGGATGCAAGAATGTCAAGGAAACTAAAAGAGTTTTCACTCAACATCGGGCTGATTACGTTTCTGAGTGCGTTAAACACAGACTTGGCAAGATCCTTAATAATGCCAAACGCCGAAGCAATTCCAGAAAAGAATCTTCCAATTTTATCCATTGCCTCAGAGTTTTCGGTAAAAGCTCTGAATTTAGCCGTAATGTCGTTAATTCTCTGAGAAATATCCAGAAGATTTTGCGATGTTGCTGGCGGAATAATCTTTCCAATGCCTTCCCGGACAGCCTTAGCAATATTCTGAAACCCGTATATCAGGTTCCACAACGCACCAAGCGGACCCTTTTCTGGATCCTGATTGAAGAGTAGATCACGTCCGCCCTTCTCTTTCCATTCCCGGATAATGGTATTCCTGGCCTCAGAAGAAGCATCGATCAACCCACCAAAGAATTTGCTCAATCCCGTCAGAAATTCTTTGGCCTCATAGAAGTCGCCAATAATGTATTCCCAGCTCTGTGTCCAACCAGACTGAGCAGCTTCCTTAAGGGTATCGAACAACTGAGTGAATGTCTTCACCTTTGTTGCTGCATCGACACCTTCTTGCGCTAGATCAAGGAACCAGTCAGCATCAGTTTCAGAGTAACCTTTGGATATCAGCTGAGCCTTTGCCATAGCCCTTACTTCGGCTTCGGTAAGATTAGTGGCGTCTTCAACAACTTTCTGAGCCTTCCGAAGAGCAGTATCAGCATCGTCTCCATCGCCAATAAACTTCTTAACGTACTGATCGATCAAACTCTGCTTTTCAGATTCGCTAAGGTTAGTTTTCCTTGCCATCTCCTCGAAATCCATGGCAAACAAACCAAGCGTCTCAGTCCAAACTTCCCCACTCAACCAACCAGTCTGAAGAGTATCTCGAAAGGACATGCCTTCAATATCCATCAGGTCTTTGACTGTACGCTTGACAGTCTTCTTGATCTTCTTACCGCTGGCATCTACTTCTTCCACGGTTCGATCAACCGTTACGCCTAAAACATCTGCGACTTTCATTAGGGCCTGCTGAGTAATCTCACCGCCCATGCTAGCTCTGACAATGGAGTTCCAATGATACAGCTGGGTTTGACCAGTCGAGATTGCCTGAGAAAGCATATACATGGCGTTACTAGCTTGCTCGGCATTTGAGCCGGAAATGGCCGCCAAATTCGCAATGCCCTGAATAGCATTCACGGACGGTTCCAACTCTACGCCAGCTGCAGTAAATCGACCGATACTTTCGGTCATCTGCGTAAAGTTGTAGATTGTCTTATCCGCGTAATGGTTCAGCTCATCCAACTTACCATTGACCAGATTGAGTCGCTCCTGAGGATCATTCATGCCACTCTTAGTCATAGCATCTCTGGTATTTGCCAGGATCGTCTGAACAGAGTTGATCTGAGTTTCGTATTCCTGAAGACCGGTCCGGATAGGATCAATCGTGAATTCGTCAAGAACGTTCTTGATTCTGGAAAATGCGTTAATCGCGGTGTTAGAGATACGTGTAAACACTGTATCCGTAAGATTACCAAGCAAAGTAAATCGATGGCTTACAGCATCTGCAGCCTCCGTAACACTCCTAAGATTGAAGCTCCTTCCAGCACGATCCAATTTGTCAAGACTCTTTACAGACTCATCAAGATTCAAACTCTTTTTCAGCTTATCGAGGGATTCTACGCTGGTATGAACACCTTCTTCAAACTGTTTATTATCGAACTCCATTTCAACAACCCGGCGATCGATTTCGGTACTCATACTGTCGTGACCTCCCTCCATGCGTCATCTGCAATGCCTTGAAAAACGGATTGCAGAGCCGGATTGATGTAATCCCGGCCCTCGACCCATCCGCCAGTTCCGGTACCATGCCCGTACTGAAGTATTACAGCAATGTTCACTCCATTGTTTACATTGGAGTTGCTCCAAACAATGGAAGCCCCGTATTTCGTTCGCTCAATGTTGTAACTCCAAGAATGTGCTGTTTTTCCAGTATCCTTTGGAGTAGCCTTGGTGAGGGCTTCCACACCAAGCTGTCCGTAACGCCGCAGGATTTCATCAAAAGACGCTCTTTTCGCATTCTTGAGAAACTTCTCTGTATACCAGAAGTCGCCACGGTGCTTGATGCGGATCATGCCCTCACCTCGTTTATGCCATAGGTATTTTAGCCTCGCGTGTTCAGTCGTTTCCGTCTCGCGTCATTCAAAGCGCGACGCTCCTCCAGCATTGCCTTCTTATCTCGTTTCCTTGCTGGGGCATTCTTCTCGTTACAAACTCGGATCAAAGTAAGAAGACGATTCAAATGCCACTTCTGGAACTCTACTGGAATATTCAGAGCGATCATCCAATAGTAGATAATCTCAGAAGTGATCACAATCGGTTTCGTTGGAGGACGATTTCCAGGTTTTTCACTGAACCACGTGGCTGTCATTGGAGCATTGATGTAATCATCGATCTGCTTAAACTGTTTATCAGTAATAAAACCATACACCATCGGATCTACATTCTGGGTGATGGTCATACAACGGATGTAATCGATGTATTGAGTTCTGGTCTTCTGTTCATTACCAAGATAGGGTTTCCTCCATTTTGACTCCCACTTGGAGATGGACACCAGAGAATGCTCCAACTGTATAGTAGTATCATGCGTATAGCCAAACTCACCGGTGCGTTGGTTGTAATACTCATGAGCCGGTATCGTCAGCTGTAGCATAGTTTATTCCCTTCTTCAGTTAATAGGAGTGATCTGGGGAGTCTTCGGCTGAGAATCCTCGGGATTTTCCTCAGACTTGGGAACGATGCCATTAACGAACGCCGCAGCGGCGTTCGGATCAGTCAGCATCTCCATAATCAGCTCAGAATATGCCTCAGTCTGAATGAAAGCAGTAGAAAGCTCAGGAGATTTAATGAAGCGCTTACCATCCAGTGACTTCTCACCATAGGAACGCATGATCAAATCCTTAAAAATCGCCATGATCCGCTTCCCATCCTGCTCGGCCACAAGCTTCTCAACAAGCTTGCTAAGACCGCCCTGCTCCTCAAGTTCCAGCTCGATTACTTCTGCCTTGTTCAGGTTAAAGTAATGGTCTTCTTTCCTCTCATTGCCGTCATAGTCAATGTAGCTGATAGTCTTCTTAAGCATTTTCCTTTTCTCCTTCCTAAAAATGGGCGTGATGACGGCCCCACCACCTGTCACCACATAGTGATTCCCGACAATGTCGGCGCATTGCCTCTACCATTTACTGTTAGATTGTCAATCAAGTACCGGTAACAGCCTGAAGAGACGCCAGAAGAGAATCGGGCATCGGAAGAGATGCATTCGCCTCAGCAGAGCCATACAGAATGGCCTCGAGAGCCTTCATCTTCTTATCACCAAGCTTCGTGGAATCGAACTCAAGCTTACAGGTCGGCTTATAACCGGTCACCGGAACAGGACTACCCTCAGCGTCCCAGCTCATCTGAGAAATATCGGGAGAGTCGTTGACAGTGTCATGGTTAGTCTCGCTCGGGGAAACGGTCAGGCCATAAGCGACATGAATCTTATAGCCAAGAGTATCGGTCAGGGCATTGCCCATCTCGGTACGCCAGCACAGGCCGAACTTACGGCGAGTCTGCTGACCGGCATTCATACCAGGCATGAGAGCAACAGAACCATCGCAAGCGGCAAACTCATCCGGATAGGTGTAGGCTTCAATACTGGCGCCGTACTCTTCAACAGCGCGAAGAGCGGCATACTCGATGTTGTCGGCATAGAACTTGGTATTATCGGCACCGGACGGAGAATCCGTAACATTGGTCAGACCGTTCCAAGCAACGCCATTGTCATAGGTGCCATCATCCTTAAGAAGATAAATGACGCCCTTGGATACGCCGTATTCGAACTTGCGATCAGCAGCGGCATCCCAAGTGAGAGGAGCATACGTAGGCATAGAGTCATCCCCCTTTAATAATATAGAGTGAATACATCGTGGTACAGGTTATCGTTTACGAATTGACGATCATGTGCACATTTCGGTAAATCGGCGATTTTATAAGGAATCTCAGATTCCGGATCTCTATCGATCACAGTGACCGAGTACCGGTTGAAGTGCACATACGGAACATTCTCAGCATATCGAGTATCGATTTTGCTTCGATCATAAACGATGCAAGGATACTTCATTTGAAAACCGGTAGGCGGTTGGAAATAGACGTTCCTTGATCCTAGAATCTCACAAAAGATTTCGTGGAGATCAAGCTGTCGGCCCATTGTAAACACCTCCGATCGTCAAAAGAAGGCGGGGGCTCTGGACTTCCACATTTGTGACCTTCCAAAGAACCCCCATCCATTCAGCGTAACGAATGGCAAAGAAGTGCTGATAGGCATATGGGTCGGCGACTATACTGATACTATTATTGACTTCCACGTCATCGTTCAGGCCAATCCCCTTTTCCAGTTTTCGGACATTGCGAATGACATCTCCGTAATAATGTCGCTCAGTAAACACCTCGACGTTCACCCCGGGACTTTTTTCATCCATTTCCGCATAACCTATCTTGCCATAATACTTTGCCATTTTGACCGCCTCCGATTATTCGCCGTCGTCTTTGGAACCAGTATCAGAAGTGACCTCGGTAATGTCCTTCTCAAGTGCAATAGCGGAGAACGGACGAGTCAGAGCACCGGAGCAACGGGTTTCCAGCAGGCTGACTTCCTGGTTGAAGTTCAGGTCGAAATTAGTGAAATGGGTGATCTCACCGCCCTTGGTCGCACCAAGGCTATAGTCCGAGAAATTCACCAGCAGACCGAGGAGCTCGTAGGTATGCTCGACCTGGTTTACCGTGGCCTTACGAGTCTTATCGGCAAACTGCTCAGCAGTGATGATGTCACTGACGTTCAGAGCAGCCTTCAGCTCATTAACGTTATCGTAGATGCGGCGACCGTTCAGATCGCGGGCAAGCAGCATAACGTTCACAAGATGCGGAGTGCACATGAAGACCGGGTTGCCGGAACCCTTGTACTTCTCGCGAGCATACAGGAGCGTCTGGATGATCGCCTCAGCATACACGTAGTTCTCACCGAAATTGGCGGAAGAATTGGTACCGGTAAGCTCGGTGCGCATAGCATCGGGATCAACGGTCTTATGCATGCAATACAGCTCGGCGTCGGTCCAGATCGGACGAATCTTGGTGGGATCGATAGAACCGTCACCGCTGCGGCCATCGCCAATGGTGATCTGGCGAGCAAGCTCTTCATTCAGATTCATCCGATCAAGGTTGTACATATACTGCACAATATCAAAATCGGTGATGTCGATGATGTCATCGCGATCCAACTTGGAGCGAATATACACGGTAATAGGATCAGTGGTGCGGCTAAGCAGCGGCAGAGAACCGGCGTCGATCTTCTGAGTGCCCTTGGTGTAAGCCTTCGCACGGCGGTTGGTGATGTCACGGACATCGGCCTGACGGGTACGAATACGGCTGATCGGGCTCTTATGAACGCCAGCAAGAACCTTGCCGATCCAACCCTGATCGGTCGTCAGCAGTTCGGGAGCACCGGGCTTAACGTCCTTATACTCCGGGAAAAGCTGACTGATGTTCTGAATGTTTTCGGCAGCAGCATGGCTAAGCTCATCGCCCTTGTTTTCAGCAATGTAAGCCTGCATAGCAGCCTTCAGGGAACCGCCACCGTAAGCCTTAGCGGCAGCAATGATGGCCTCACCATCGGCATGAGTGAGAACGTTCTGCTCATTGTCAGTAGACTGATCGAAAATGTTCTTCTTCACGAAATACCCCTCCTCATCGTCCTCGTCGGAACTGTGCTTTGCTTCTTTTTTATCAGATTCGTCTTCATCATCTTTGTCTTCGTCGTTCATCACTTGCTCAACAATGGCAGCAACAACCATCTTCTGCTTGTCAGACATGGTATTGTAAATATCAGCCACTGTCTCTTCCTTCTTTTCCGGTTCAGAATTGTCTTTCTTGTCCGCGTCATCCTTCTTCTTTTCCTCTTCGTCCTCATCAGCATGAGAAAGGATGATCTCCTCACCGGTATACAGAATACCCTGCTCACGATCCTCGACGATAGTGCCGTCATCATTGTGGGCGATTACAGAGTCGATAAATGCACCGGGATTAGCTCCGGCAAGGACAAGACTGACTTCTCGGATGATACCATGGAGAACGTTCTTGCCACTTTCCTTAAGCTGATTAGCATAAATCGACAGTTGAGTAATATCACCATGCTGAACGAGTTCCTTAGCAGTCTGACCGCTCTCAGTGTCGTTAAAGAAGCAATCAGCGCGGACTCCTTCCGAAGCATTGTGAAGAAGAGCATAACCGAGAACGTTTTCAGGCTCGGTATGGCGGTGATTCCACACAAGCGGGACCTGCTTGCCATCGCAATCCTTGAAAGCGTCCTTCATGATCACACGACCGTCCGAGCAGCGAAGATTCGCTTTAGTCGCCCAGCCGCTGAAGTCGCATTTCTTCATTGAATCTCTAGCTCCTTTTTATTGGTTTGTTCTTCCGGTGCATTGGGAGTGTTATCGAGAAGAGCCTGCTCTTCCGTATCCGAAATGCTGAGGTTCTTATTTCGAAGAATATCGGCATTCGGATCAGCGCTGGGCTTCATACCAATGACCTGACGTATTTCATTAGAAGTCATGATCTCATTACGCGTAAACTTGTCGGCGATCTCAGCAATCTGGCTAACCGGGACAAGTTTGAACGGATCTCTGAAGAACATGATAGACTGCCCTCTAGTTCGAGCAGTCTTTGTCAGGAATTTTCTCAACATCTCCAACGTAATCGCCGAAAGAATTGGTTCGATTGTTCGATTGTAATAGTTCAACATAGTTGCTTCGTCTGCCGTTCCATCCAGAATCCCCTGAGTGATCCCTAACTGGCTGTATAGCATGCTCGTAAGGTATTCAATCTGTTTCATCAGGTTGTTCTCGACAGGGCGATTCAACTGTGTGATCCTCTCAGTACCATCAGTATAAGCAATTCCATACTTACCCTCGGACAGCTGCTTTTCGATATCCTTTCTCCGGATCTCAGCCTGCTGTCTTCGTGATTCGGTTTTTATGATGTAGGGCAGCTGAATGATCAGATCCAATTTCCCGCTACTCGTCTGCTCATCGACGACATCGAGAAGGCTGAGCTTTCTCATAAGCCGCTGAGCAGTAGAATTAGGTTCATTGAGGACCGAATACAGAGGATTCTCAGGAATCGCCACCATCCTTTTGGGAAGGATGACTTCTTCCTTCTTCCCGGTTTCCTCGTTATACACTTCTACCCTAACATGCTTGGGGAACCATTCCAGGACTCGTCCAGTTCGCATAGTCTCGATTCGAATCGAATCTGTACGCTTCGGATCCAATTCTAGATCGACCGGAACAATCGCTACACATCCGTCATCAAGCATACTCGCGACTGCGTCTTGAACAAAAGCACGACCATTTTGATCGATGTTAGCCTCGACGGTCAGACACTTGTTCAATCCAGAGTCAACATCGCCGACGTATCTGCCGTTTTCGTCAAGTTGCACATGACGGATAGAGATAGCAGCCGCATCCATAGCGATCCGAGTCATAACAGAAGTGACGATAGAACGATCATTGCCTCGGCTATAACGCATCCGATCCGGACGATACCCATAAGATGGTCCAACCTGTTGATAGACGGTCGGGTCTTTATTCTTAAACATGTTCCAGGCATGCCGGAACCAATCAGTTAGAGCCATAGCAATGCCCTCCTATTACACTTGAATTACTCAAAGGCGTCCCTGTTGAGTTTGTATGCGATGTAGGCATCCATCATGGCTGCCACAGCATCGATCTTCTGGTCATGTCGTTTCTTCATCAACTTCCTGTTTCCATTAGTATCTTGGAGTGCGATGCAGTTTCCCATCGTGTATTTCATCAAGAGCTCGTCGAACAAAAGAAGCCGTTCTTCTGACAGCTTCTTCAACTCGCCTAATGGCACCGATTCAGTTTTCGCACCCTGGATCACTTTCACAATTCCAAATGGTCCATTCTCGGTTTCCCATCTGGCAATGAAGTCCTTTGCATTGTATGGATCATAGCCAACGCAATTTACATCGTACTCCATATCTGCGATGTGCTGCTCCAGATCCTCGTAAACGATCTGCATATCGAGCACCGTACCATCAAGTACAACCAAGCTTCCTTCCCTCAGAAACTTCTCGTACTCTGAGCGAAGAGCCGGATGAAGTCGATCGAAGGTCAACTGAGAAATGTAGTTTCGGGTCTTGATGCCAAATGCTCCATCGCGAAGAGGGAACATAAACGTAAAGGAACAAAAGTCGTCGCCCTGCGAAAGGTCAATTCCGAGAGCACAAGGCATCCCGTAATAATTGCGCTTGGGATGCGGAAGTGTCTCCTCATATGTGAAGTAATAAGAAAGTCCCTCACACGGGATTCCAAACCGTTTCGCTAGAATGTCGTTCTTTTCAGACGGATTCTTTTCGATCTTATCAACATCTCGCTGATAGGTCTCATAGGAAACTGTCTTTCCAAGATTGGGATTGGCTTTCAACCAGCGACCGGGCATTCCAACTTCGGAAATGTCATCGAGCTTGTAATACCAGATGCTTACCCAGGGAGCGTCGATCTCTCCTCGAAGGATCTTCATAAGCTCCATTTTGATGCTGTCGCCGACGGAGTTTCGAACAGTTCCCTCGGAGCTAATCCCGACAATCAGATAGTCGTCGATCTTGGAAGAGCCCTGCTCGATGGCAGAGAAGACATTGTCCCGAACATCGCAGGAGAGCCATTCGTCAACGGTCGCGATCTTCGTTCGCATTGACTGGAGCTTGTCGACGTTCATTGGTACGGGTTCAACATAACTCTCTGTAAGGAAGTTCTGGACACCTTTCTTCGTTCCAGCAAGCTTCACACGATTGGCTTTACTTCCGGTAGTATTCTGCATACTACCTTGCGTCAGAAGATTGAATACAGGCCCTCTTGCCCTGGCGATTGCCGTACGGATAGGAGATAGAGTTTCATCAGCCTGCCTCATAGTGTAAGCAGTAGCGATCTGATGTGTTGTGCTTGTATCCACAACAAGAAAGTATCCCTGAATACAGCTAACATACATCGTCTTGGCAGCGCCTCGAGCAACTACCAAATACTGCCGATTGCAAAGGCGTTTCTTCTTTCGCCGAATTCTGTATCGGACTCTTGTTCCATCTGTACTCGGAATCGGTATAGATTCTTCTTCGAAATAGTACCAGCCGAATACGTCCTCTGCCCAGAGTTTGAAACTGTCAAGAAGCTTCAGATCGGACCCGTCTGTAAGGGTCATTTCGCCCTCACAAAAAGCGACAAATCCTTCTACCGCCTGATCGTCATAGTAGTATCTCGGATCCAAGATCTTGTCATCGATCCGATGCATTTGCATCTCAATTTCTGCGCAGATTGGAATTCGTCCGGCTAGCACTTCATCTCGAAACTGGCCATAATACTTTGGTATTGCGGTATTGGAAAGCATTGGCATTACCTGCCTTTGCTACCTGGAAGAGACATTGTTGAGACCGGACGATTATTGCGTCGAATCCATTCATCCCAATACTCTTGAGAAGATTGAGTAGAGTGAGTAGATTTGGAAGAGCCGGTATCCTCGCTCTCCGCCGAATGCCGAGCACTCTTCTTTTTTTCTGTTTTCTGTTCTCCGCCTTGTGTTTTCCCAGCAGACTCTCTGGCCTTATTGATAAAAGATGCAGCAGCCCACCACTTCTGAACTTTGGAAATGGTGTCCGAATCCATGGTATTGACATCCGCGTACTTCCAATCGTCAATATCAAACTTTTCACCATTTCTAAGACGATCCATGACTTTATCTACTGCTAGCCCCATGACCCTATCTCCAAGATTGGTAAGGGCTTTAGATATCGCCTTCCTAACAGGTCCTCGTTTTCTCTCATTGGCTTCAGAAGTAAGCTGGGCATATGTCTTTTCCATGTTAAGCCGATCGATACGACTTTTAAGTTCCTGATCGCTCATCTCAGATACTGTCTTTGGAGGTTTTTTCATTTCAGGTTGTTTTCCGGCATCTCTTGCGGCCCCGACACCATAACGTTCTCTTCCCTCTGGAGTCAGAGTTCCATCAGGATTCTGAAAACGGCGTCTTCCCCATTTCATTCCAGAAATGCCCCAATGAGTTAGCTCATTATCCACTGTTACTCCTCCTTTCTATTATTCTCTGCTGTAACATTCAGCCTCCATTCCAATTCATTCGCGAGTCGGTTCAGACTGTCTGTTACAGAGGATGCAGTCGGAGGATCAAACAGCAACCGAACCTTTAGGTAGGTATAGGTCTTCACGGCATTGAGATTGCCAAGATTACCTTCCAGAAAATCGTTCCATGTGGAAGTCTTGTCAGTGATGGCGAAATCCTCTTTCGTTCCGACGCCAAGCTGATGAAGAATTGTTAGCACTGAGTTGATGTGCATGATAATGTCTGCGTCGAAATGCTCGTAATCTTCCTCGATGCCTAGAAGTTTTTTAATAGACGTGAGGATACTCTCCATCACCCTTCCTCCTTCCTCCTGTAGATCTCAAGTCGTTTCCGATAGTCCTCAGTTTCTGCGTAACCGCAAGAATGGAACTCCGGACAGAATCCCCGATAGATGCATTCTGGAACCATAACCGAACAAAGAACCGGATCAACCTTACCGACCTCGGCCTTAACTTCAATCCAGGCTTTTCTTGTTTCTGGAGAGGCCTGATTGCAAAGCCGCTTACGGCTGATAGAAATGAGTGCTTGGGCATTAGCTTCACACTCATGACTTACTGGAGTGTCCTGTGGACTCTTATCCCTGTCGATTCCAGTCCTATCAGATCTTTGCGTGGAAACCCAGTGTTCGATCCCAAACTTGTGACGGACGAAGTGAACGGAAACCCAGCTCTTCAGATTCTCCCATCTCCAGGAGAAACGAATCTTTCGAATAGGGCTATGCTCAGCGAGAAGAATTGTCTTCTTCCATACATCCGTTGGCGCTGAGCCTGTTCCGCTTTTATTGATTGTTGTCCTAGCTGCTCTTTTGACTTCGGCCCATCTATCGTTGTACTCAGTCCATTTAATCATGGCTATCCTCCTATTTTCCATGGGCAAGTGTCATTCGGTTTTCTTTCAGTTACTCCAAGGAACAACTGCTTCTCATCACCATAGTGAATAGCATTGTGGGTTCCAAAGGATGTGCAGATCAGGTATTCGGGATCATACAAATATATGGACTCGTTCTTAATGTCCTCAGCCGTAATAGGGTTCATATGATGAATATAGATCTTCCCATGGATCTCATACCCATTTATTCCAAGATCACAGCCTAAATCTCTTGCTATAACGCGATCTCGTATCGGACGCCATTCATCTGAATGATAGAAACTCTGATTCAAATATCTGTCGAATCCAAACGTTTCCTCCCCAACGCGTCCGTCAAGCTTGAGATACCTGAATCGGTCGAGGAATGTCGGAAATTTGATCAATTCCGAATATGATCTAATAATCCTTGATGTCTCCATCATCGTCTCGCCCCTGATACACCATCATGGCCTTCATAGCACTGGCATACATCTCTTCCATATGCTCGGCAGACTCGATGGCTTGCTTCTTTGCCTCAAGAAGTCTGTTCTCATGCTCAAGCTTCTCTCTCTCGAGCCGCTCACGCATGGAACCGAGCCTCAAAAAGTGTACAACCTCCTGAGAAGTAGCGGTCCCATCCCGCAAGCGTTGCTCAACTAGATCAGTAGCCAATGCAATCAGCTGTCCTTCCCTAGCTTCAGGGGTCAAAGCGGGACGTAGTGCCGGCTTCTTCGAAGATGGAGAGGCTTTTGGTTTGCGTTTCATTTGGTTTACCCCTCCAGTTCGTCAGTTTATTGGTACTTAGATAGGCCTATGAGTGAGTATTAGGAGGTCCATTTGAAGGAGAAAATGAAGAAAACCCAAGCAATGGATGCAGTCCCAGCCCAAGAACTGCGGATACCCACCCATAGACCGGTCTAAGTACCAATCCGGGAGTAGAAAGTTCTCACAAAATATCCCCCCGGGGGAAAATTGAAA